GGCAAGCCGTGGCATAATCCGCCGTCCAGTTTTGCAGGAGCCTTGGAGAGTCGCCCATGTCCGAACCCGATCAGCGGTTGTGCCTATACGGAATCAAAGCCTGGGACGCCGCACGGATCAGGCTCAACGCCTAGTGCCGCGCGGCTTTCGTCCAGTTTTCACGCTCAGAAATCCGCTCTTTTGCGCAATCTCACGCACCAACAGAATCAAACACTTACGTTTGCGTTTTGGGGAAGGAATTTCCCCTATCTCAGCCCGTCCGGGCAATCTCAATTCCCCTTCACTGCGTCATAAGCTTTCTCGCACGCCGACCCAGCTATTCCTCGCTCGTCGGCGACTCCAGCATAGAGTTGAGCAGCCTCTCCAACCCGGCCGAACACGTCGGCTCGCACTCTGGCGGCGTCTTCGGCTGACGCGCTGAGCTGGGCAGTGATGGCATTGCCGGCGTCACGACTGCGCTGCTCAGCTGCTGCGAGGCGCTGCTGCAGCCGCTCAAGAGCACTGCCAGCGCGATCAGCATCAGTACGCGCTGCAGCAAGTTGTTCCTGTGCATTTGCATCTGCTTTCTCCGTTGCGGCCTGACGCCGCTGATTCTCTTGGATGACGGCCATAGCGGCACGGCGGTCGCGCTCGCTGACTTCGGTGCGGTAGTTGGCAAGGTCGGCCTGTGCCTTCGAGGCCACAGACTGCGCCGATAGCACCCGGATCTGCTGCCCACCGGCTACAAGGACCAAGGCAAGGACCCAGTAAGACCAAGTCGGGACCAGCTTCAGCCAGGCGGTCATGTCATCACCTCACGGACGGCAGCGGCGTAGTTCCGGCCCCACTTGGCGCGCAGCTCCGCGCGCTGCTCGGCCGTGCCGCGATCGTATGCGCCGGGGCGCCAGGTCTTCAGGTACAGCCGCCATCCGCCTTCCACGTCATCCTCACTCGGCAGCCGGCCGGGATCGCTCCAGAGCAGAAGGCGAGCCAGGCCAGCAGCCAGCACGTCATCGTGTTCGATCGCCGTCCAGATCGATCGGTTGTCCGGCGCAACGCCACGCGCACAGTACAGAGCTGCGGCATAGTCCTTGGTAGCCTCATGCGTGCGAACGCCGGCCACCATCCCGCCGCCAAGCTCGCCTTGCCATAATGACCGGGCCGGGCCATTGCCCATCTGGCGACGATAGACCAGCCGGCTTTCCTGCAGCCCGATAGCCAGCAACATGATCTCAGCCTCTCGGCTCGACATCCGCGCAGGCAGCAGCGCGAGAGCGGGCGCTATGGCTCGCTCCCGTATTTCAGAGAGGGTCATGGTAAACTCCAGATTAGTTCAGGCGAAGCCGACGAACAAACCAAAACAGGACGTATGTAGGGCTCGAATATGGAACAACGCGGAATAAGTGGTAATTGGTATTTCTGGGTATTTGTCGCTATCTATCCGGGATTTTTCTTCTACCAAACCGCTATTGGCGTTGATGCAATAAAGCCGATATTAGGCGGATATTTTGGCTTAGCCTCGGCAGCAGCTTTTGCGGTGTGCCTAGCGGCAATAATCCGGAATACACTCCGGACAAGGCCAACAGTTCATTTGATCGACTTACTGGTCTTCTTTTTATTGGCGCTTATTATCCTCGTTGCTATGATTCATCTATTGACAGGGGGCAGGCCAGATGTTCCGTATTGGCATTTTGGCCTTGTATATCAAGCGTTGCTTGCATACATATTGTTCTCACTAATGCGTATGGGGGCAAAGGAAAAGATAGTAATTCGATTAATACTTTTCATGATGTTTGCCTGCGCACTTTTGTTTAGCGATGGGCTTGCCATGGACTTCAGATCTGCCCACCAAGGCTCTACGCATTACGCTTCTTATCAAGGGTTTGCGCTTCCGGTACTCTTGACGTTATTACTGTGCGTCGTAGGCTCTGAGAAAATAATCGCTAGAGCTGCAATGTATGCGGCAGGGATTGTCTCGCTCCATTGGATAGGCGCGCGAAGCGAAACACTATTAGCAGTGATGTTTTTTATGACATTTGAACTGCTTTTAGCAAAGAACAAATCGCTTCTGGTTTCAATTGCAATACCTGCTGCCTTCATTGTTGGTGCTTATATTATATTTGCAGGCATTGACGGGCGGATTTCGACAGTTGCAAACCTATCATCTGATGAATCGTTCACGATCAGATCGGAAATTACCGAAACCGCTCTTACTCACATTATGGATAGCCCCATAATAGGGGCATATGCTTACTATGATATGGGCTACTACCCCCACAACTTATTAGCCATATGGGTGGATTTAGGCCTGGCTGGGCTATTCCTGTTCTTTGCGCTATTGATTGCATGCACGCTGACGCTGGTTGCGGCATCATTTGGCAAAGCGCCAGACGGGCTGCAACTGAGAGCGGCGGCTGCCGCGTTATTGCTTTCATCGGCACTAATGGTCGTCGCGGCCAAGCACTATACCTACGTCCCGTTTGTCGCCGCGGTTGCCATGACGGCTAGAGCCAGCCGCGGATCTCCTGCGACTGGCTCTAATCATGTGAATGTATTGTCAGTTGGCTATCCGAAGCGTTCTGAAGCCAGTACCGGCAGAGTCGGCTGCCCCCACGGATACCTGCTTCACCGATGTCACCGTCCCGTCGTTATGCGCCAATAGAAGTGCCGTAGCCCCGGACGACGGCGCAGCTGTCTGCAACAGCAACGTGCCATCCATGGCGGAAACCTCCAGCCCCGGCCTGACGTGGTATCTAGACGAACCGCTAGTGGCGCGCCGTAGAATGGTGGTGGAGGAACTGAGATTATTGATGTTGGAAAGTTCGTTCGTCTCGATAACGCTCAGAACACAGTTTGCCGCTATGTTGACCGGACGCCCAAAAACGTCGACGTGGATGCTGTTGGTAAATCCAAAGTTATAACCAGCGCCTGAACCGATGTTGTCATATCTCGGGTTTTCCTGACGCAGACCCACCACAGAATAGCTGGCGTCCTTGCCGAGTGCGTCGATTAGGTTATCGCACAATTCATACAAAGGCAGAATTAGCGATATGTTGTTCACGGAGCGAAGGAGCGCCCGGATTTTAAATCCATAGCCCGAGGTGGTTGCAGCAGTTGGCTGGATGAACACTAGCGCCTTGCAGTCGTGAATTTCCCACGGGGACGCGGGCGCCTTTGTCGCACCGTAGCAACCCCATGACTTGCACTCTACGAATGTCGCCTCATAGAGATACTGAATAAAGCAAGTTGCTATCGTTGCTGTTGGGTTTTTGTGCCCCATGAAGATTCCTTCAAATCGCACTGTTTGCCCACCGTATACCGTACCATCAGTCTGATATCCGCCGACCTTCAGCGCATGTCGTGTGTCTGGCGCGTCTATGCACATGATGTTTGAAATAAGAACGCCGTCGTAAAGACGCTGAAGATCGAACCCATGAACCTCATTACCGTTACACTGAACGCGTATGTTCCTAAGCTCTATAGAGTTGATGCCCATCCCGTTCGGCTCGCGATACTGAACCACCGCAGTCCCTACGAACCCCGGCATGGCACGTATCTGACTGGTGAACATCGCAGCCCCGATAAGCGAAACACGATCACCGATTGTTAGCATTTGGCTGCTGTTATAAATCTTGTTCTTCACCTTAACAGCAAAGGCGCGGCTATAGATCGACGTAACCGCCAAGTTCATCGCCGCATAGTCATCAGTTACTCCATCGCCTCTGGCTCCAAAGTCCTCGAAATAGGTTTCGCGAGGACGCATGATCCAGCGTCCTGTTGCAACGCCATTCGGAGCTACGACCGCTGCTCCATCTGCTGGTAGCGTGTTCGTAGCGAACCACGTGTAGAGACCACCCCCCTCACCCGGCATATCATCCCAATATCCCAGAACCTGAACGGTTTCACCGTCGTACTGGCCTGCCACTGTCTGCAGTTCGCCGTCGCCGCCGCCAACAAGGCGGACAGACCGGAAGAACCGAATGGCCCGCCCGACAATGGCAGCGCCATCATTTGGTGAAATCCCGGCCAGCTCCTGCCGCAGCACGTCATCCCCAAGCAGCACGAGATTGGCCGAATCGGTCGCCCAGGTGCCAGTCAGTGTCAAAGGAAGCGTAGCGCCAGGGCCAGGACGGTAGAGCCCTGCTGTTGTGCCGGTAGTCGTCGCATTGACCGCCACATATTCATTGCGCTCGGCCAGAACAACGCCGGCCGCATAATCGCCCTTGCTCACATAGCCCGACGACACGAGAAACGCCTGAAACCGGCTTTCCTTGTCGGCCTGGCTCAGCGTGAAGGTGTTTTCGCGGCCTTCCTGCGAAGTGTCAAAATCGTTCTCCATCCCCGCCCACGACTGGCGCAGCTTGCCCTTGCGGTCGGCATAGAACGGGTCGGCGCCGTTGACCAGCTTGTCCAGATTCTCGGCGTTGTCGTAGAGGTCGCGCGGGTCGGTCGACGGGACGTTGTTTCCGGTATTGAATGTCATTCGTTTACTCCAGGCGTGCAAATCCGCACGGCGTCCGTTAGGGCCGTGTCCGATATGTGTGTTGGCTAGTTGTTAGGCGGGTTGTGAATCGTCGTACTGGTAGACTCGGGCGTCGTAGTTCACTGCCTCGACTGACGCGCTATCGGTGCCGCTGGGGTTGATCGATGTGATCAGCGCCGGATAGCTCCAGCGGTTGACCGGGCCAAACAGCAGATGCGGCGGTTCGATGCTCCACGAGGTGTCGGGCTCGAAGTCCAGACCACTGATGGACAGTCGATAGTCATCGATGCGCGTCGCCGTGTATGGGCCGGATAGCGTGCCATCCGGCCGGCGAATCCCGACAACATGCGCGCCACCAGCCGACCAGTCGAACGGCTCTGACGACTCGATGATGCCGTTGTCGTAGCTGAGCATGAGCGCGCTCTGGCCGTAGCCCGGAACGTCGTCGGCCACATGGCAGAACGACATAAACCCCGAATTAAGCGCATCAAGCTCAGTCGACCAGCGATATGACCAGCGCCGGTATTTGTGCGCCATTCTCTGACGCATGCCGAGACGCCAAGCGCGCGTCCTGCTAGTAATGCCCTCTGCCGTAAGCTTCTCGACCTTGCGCCCGATATCGCCCGGCAGGCGGCACTCGACGGTCTCCACCGCCCAGGTGTTTTCGTCGACGTATTCCACATCCACGCCGTCGAAGTCGTCCGGGCCTACGGCGGAGAAGTCGCGCTCCAGCTCTTCGGTCATGTTCTGTGGCGTGTACATGTCAGTTTTAGGCGCGAAGGTCTGTTCCGGCGCGTCGCGGATCTCGTCACGGGCAGCGGACAGGCGCCCGCGCTCGATAGTCAGGTCGGCAAAGCCGGCTTTTAGGGCATGACCGATGATCTGCTTGACCGTGGACGCGGACTCGTAGGCCATGTCAAAGCGGTCGCCGCGCTGCGCCCATAGGGCTCCGAGGCGATCCAGTTCGGCGAAATCCAGGTCGTCATCGGTATAGCCGATGGATCGTGCAACGTAGGCCACGAACGGCACGATATCGCGCGTCGGCGTCTCGACATCCCATGCGCCATCACCTGTTCGCACAGGCAGCACGCGCGTGACCTCAGCGGAAATCAGCTGCTCTGACTGTGCGGCCAAGCGGTTGCCGCCCTTGACGCGCACGGCCATCACCGTGACGCCCTCGTATGCGGTCGGCGCCTGCAACTTGGCGCGCAGCCCGTACCACTCGACGCCATCGATGATCTGCGTGCTGTCAGATTTCGCGCCGATGCGCCTCAGCCGCGCTTCGGGGCGCATCATGCTCGGCAGCGTCAGCGATTCGGTGTATCCGAGCTGATCGACCTGCGCGCCTCTGTAGGTTTTCCTGACCGACGTCCAGGCACCCGCTACCGCAGCGTCGCGGTACTGCATCTCAACGGTCACGGATATCGAGTATTTGCGCCCCTTTTTGTCGACGCCGCACAGGCCGCCGGGGAACATCACGTCCCACTCGATATGGCTGGCCACCTCGTTCGGCGGGCAGGCCATGAACGGCCCGGTCCAGTCGCCTTCCTGTGTGGATGCGTCAAGCGTGATCACTGCATCAGCGCTATTGAAGTCATCGAATCCCGGCCATGCGACCGGATCAGGCGCGCCGGCATCGGTCAGTCGCTCAACCGAGATGGCCGACGTGCCGGCCGCGACGATGCGATAGCGCAGGCCGGCATAGCCCACGCTCAGGCTCGCAGTCCCGGCTGGCAGTGCGTTCACGGGTGCGCCGTTTGTGTAGCTCAGCGTGATTTTATCCGGCGTGCCGGGCGTGTAGCTGTGCACCACGAACGAACCGGCATAGTCGCCAGCCACCTCAATGACCATGCCCGCAAACGGCGCCATCCAAGCGAAGCTTCCTTCGATGATGTCTCGATCCGCCCCGCCGTCGATGACGGTAAAGGGTCGCGGCGCCTCGATGCGGACGATCATGCCCGGCGCCCATCCGGCCGGGAACGAGCCGGCACCGGACGGGATAGTGATGGTGTCGCCGCTGAAAATGTAGCTGGTGGCCGTAGGTTCTGGGTCGACGGCGTAGGTTGCCGTCAACTCGAGGCCTGCGGAGCCGGTCGAGGTTGCGCCCACTTCGTCAGCCGAGTGCCACCACTCTGCGGCGCTCTCGCCCGCCAGCGATTGGCCGGGCTGGTAGATCGAATATTCCGCATCGCTGCCGAGGGAAATCAGCGGAGTATCGCCGACCAGGATGCGGCTGGCCGGGATTTCGAATTTGCCCTTGCCGATGCACAGCAACATTTCCACCCACTGATCGCGCGGGGCCGAGAAGAAGCGATGCGGCGGCAACAGATAATCGGGGTACACACGCCGCTTGCCTGCAACCTCTCGAATTGGGTCGTTGATTCGGACCTTGTTGCCCTTGGCCGAGGCCTCGTTGAGCGCATCGCCGCGCCCCACTCCGCCGCCGCCTTTCGTCTGCGGCTTGGGCATCAGCGAGACGACGAGCACCGCGGCCGCCACTGCGACGGCCGCATAGACGAGCATCGCGGTCGCGCTGATCGGCTCTTTCGGCTCAGGCGTGATATCCACCACATCGTCCGGCGCGATGACGAAGCTATCCCACTCCCCGGACGGCACCAGGGCGCCATTCACCTCGAAGCTGATCGGGTGAACGTCGCGCTCGCTGTATGACGGGACGTTCGCGCGCAGCCAGGCGCCGATGGTCATCGCCGAGCCGATGTGATGCGTCTCCAGCGGCTCACCTTGGAGCTTGGACGGATAAATCCGAATCATGGTTTTTCCCTGTAGTAGACGACCCGTGCGAAGCGGGATTCGAACCTGGCCACGGTCGACCAGCTCGGGCCTGTCTTGCTGCCGGTGTCGAGCACGGCCAGGCGCCCGTCAATCTCGACAACGATGGCGATATGCACGCAGATGCGCCCGCGCCAGACTGTGGCGATAGCGCCGGGCCCTGGCCGGCACTCCTCGAATGCCGCCGCCGCCTGCTTGACGCAGCGCGTGAACTCGGCGGGCATCGTGTTGCGCACATGGCCGAACGACGGCAGATCGGACTTGCCGAACACCTCCTGTCGAACCAGCCGCACCAGGCCGTAACAATCCACGAACGGCAGTTCGCGCCCGCCGTCCCGATATGAGGAGGCGAGGTATTTGGCGAGCCAGGTCATAGGTAGCGGATGCCGGGAGCGAATGTGGCGGTGTACAGATCGCGCGGGAATGCGGTGTTGATCAGATCGAAGAAGCCGGCCGTAACCTGCACCGTAGAGCCCTTGATCTTGCCGTTGATCACCGTGGCGCGATAGACCTGCTCGCTCGGAGCGGTCAAGTCGCTGGCCAGATAGACGCGGAAAATCAGGCTCACCTTCGCCTCGGCCTCCAGTGCCGCGTCAATTTTCCGCTGCGCCTCGCCGGTCACGTTGTCGATTGCAAAAGTGAGGTTCTGCGCGCCGCTGTTCGTCTTCTTCGGCAGTGCGACGGCAATGCCTGAGGCCATGAACGTCAGCGGGCGACCATCTTCGGTGATGCAATGCTGATCCTCAAACCCGTTGCACAACAAGATCGGCGCATCCCAGGCCGTGCACGCCAGCTCCAGCGTATAGATGATCGTGTCGCCGCCAGAGGCGTAGACGCGGTTGAGCACTGTCATTGCGGCCATTCCTCGTTTACAGATTCATCGAACGCGCCCATGAAGGTCTGGTATTTCGATTCGGGCCATTCTCGATTCATAGCAAGGTCGAATATCCGCGATCCAGCGATGAGGCCAGGGAAGTTGCCCCAGCCCGGCGCCAGGATCGGGCGCTCTCGCAACTCAAGCTCAGCGGTAAATCGCCAGTGACTTTTGCCGACAAGAGCCGGGCCCTGGTAGATATCGGTGAAGCGCGCGGCGTAGTTCTGGATTCCACCCTCTGGCGTCTTCAGCGGGCAGTCGAACCACTCCGAGCCAGACTTCAGTGCATCCTCGAACCATGCCTCGAACAGCTGAGCCTGAACGTCATCGAGAATCCACGCGACCGAGGCCATAGTCGGCACCGACGTAAACCGGCGCCGCTGCCTGGCTCGACCGCTCTGCATCTCCGTGCGCTGCATAGGGCTCACCGCCTGGAAGGCATAGCCCTCACGCAGCGGAAGCGGTAAGTAGTCGCGTGGATATTCGGCTAAAGACATGCGTATGCTTCCCGCTTCATTCAAAGGAGCTGGTTATGGAAATCAAAGTTGGTGCGTTCGATCCTAATGAGCCGAAGTGCGCGGTCTACGTTGATATGTACGAAGAGGTGCCCAGCCGCGCCAGTAGCATCAAGGTCGGCGTCTATGTGGATAACGTGGACTCTCGATCAGAGATGTACGCAGCAGCCAAGAAGGAGGCGCTGAGCAAACTGGAGCTAGCAGTAGCAGCGCTTAAGGCCGAGCTGGAGGAGTAACAGGACGGCAGGCGTGATGCCTGCCATCTACCAGCCAGACGGCGCCAGCCCAAACTTCTTCGCGATTGCCTTTGAGCGCGGGCCATCTCCGAAGATGTCGGCGACAAACACGCTTATTTCTTCCTGGCCGTCCGGTCCTACTTTCCTTTCCGTGGTCCCACGCTTACTGGCGTCCTCAATGACATTCACGGTTGTGCCGCTACCGCCCTTGCCCTGCTGAATGTCGCTCAGCGTCTTGTCCAGCTTGGCGCTGGTTTCGGCGGTAGTGACGCGCTCGCCTTTTTCCAGCAGCCAGGTCCCGGTCTGAGGGATTGAGTCGATGCCGTCGTGGGCCATGCCTGCCAGGGACAGAGAGGCGACTGCGCCAACCATTGGCGATGTTGCAGCGATGGCGGCAGTAGCAGCTGCAGGCGCCATGACGGGCCCAACAATCGGGATTGCTGCGGTGGATGCAAATGCATTGATCGCGGCCATCTGCTGCGAGGCCAGCGCATTGAACGTCATGGTGCTGGCAGCGGATGCCTGGGTGGTCTTGCCGACAATCAGTTGCACTGCCTGGTAAGCAAGCCACTGCGCGGCCATTTGCCCAAGGGCATTGATGACCGAACGCGCCATGCCTTCAGCGAGCCCATGGACCGCATCACCAAGCGACTCCGCGTCAAACACCATTGACTCGAATGCGTCACCGAACCTGCCGGTGAAGTTCTCCAGCATCACCCCGGATAGCTCGTCGAAGGACTGCAGGTTTTCCTCCGCCGCAAGCAGGTAGCGCTCCCAGTACGAACCATTGACCTCGATCATCTGCTCGTTGTGTTCCTGCTCAAGCCTGAGCAGTGCCTCGTTGCGCTCCTCTGCCGTTAGCAGAGTGGCATCCATGATGATCTGCCGGCGGCGCTCGTAGGACTCCCGGATTGCCTCTTCTTCGGTGCGCAGCGAGTCGATGATCGACACCGCTTCCTTGTTGGTTTGCTCTTGAGCGTCGTTCAGGTCCTTGATGGCCTTCGCTTGCTCCTTATAGGCCGAAACCGCCGACAGCGCAGCCTCTGCATTGGACAGCTGCGCCTCAGTTGCGCCTTCCAGCCTCAGTTTGTAGAGCGTTGCCTGATCCGAAGTCATCGCAACCGTATCAGCCTGCAGCTGTAGCGCTTTGATCTGCGATTCGATGGCGTCTGTCGCCTTCCGTGCTGCTCTGGCGCCTTCGTCAGTTTGAGAGCTGAAGTCGGCGAGGAATGTTTTCAGCTTGCTTAGCCGTTCCTCGGTCGAAGTGCCTGATTCTCCGCCTTTGCCAGCCTCCCAGATCCGGTCGAGGATGTCGGCGAACTCTTGCGCAGTAGTGTCCAGGTCGGACATGACAACGCCGGCCGTGTCCTTAACGCCTTGCCAGTTCTTATAGAGCCGATACGCAGCAACCGGGGGCATGAATTTCTCATACCAGGCGCCGTCCTGGGTGGCCTGATCCTGAAGGGCAGCCAGCCCGGCTATTCCCTTTCCGGCCAGCTGGAAGGAGGCATAGACGCCGACGCCGGTGGCTGCCAGGGCTTTTAGCGATGTGGCCAGCGTGTCGCCCACGGAAGCGGCCAATTCTCCCTTGATGGCAATATCAACCATCTCGGCAGTGAAGTCGTTCATGACCGGAAGAAGCTCGCCAGCTATGACGTTTCCGGCGCCGCGTGATACCCCAGCCAGGATCGATAGATTGTCGTTGAACCTCTCGGCGCTCTTCGCCTGCTCATCGTTTATTACCAGGCCCAACGCTCTGGCTTGCTCGGTCAGATCCTTGATTCCCTCAGACCCGCTATTGAGCAGCGGAATCATCTTGGCGCCGGATTTGCCGAAAACCTCCATCGCCAGGCTGGATTTGCCGATACCGTCTGGCATCTTTGCGAAACGGTCTGCGAGGTCCATCAGGATTTGGTCGCCATCCCGCAGCGCGCCACCTGCGTCCTTTACTGATACCCCGAGCGTCTTGAACAGCGCCGCCTGTTTTTCAGAGCCTGCGGCGACCTCAAGTGCGGTGCGGTTCAAGCGTGACATTGCTGCGTCGAGTTCGCCGGTACTTACACCGGACATATCCGCGGCGAATGCAAGCGAGGTATAGGCTTCAGTCGTTAGTCCTGTGGACTGTGCGGCCTTGCTGGCAGCGTCGGCGGCATCGATGCTGGCCTTGATCATATACCCAAGCCCAGCCGCGGCAGCGGCTCCGGCTGCGCCAATGGCTATACCGACCGCCTTTGCATCTTTTTCTATTTGCCTGCGCCACTGCTGAGCGGCACGACCAGACTGATCAAGAGGCCCGGTGAAGCCACCGATCTTGGCGATCAGGTCAAGCGTGAGCGTGCCTAGATTGGCTGCCATTCATTTTCTCCGGGCAATAAAAAACCCGCCGAGGCGGGTTGTTTGTGTTTTCAGATTAGTAGGGCCGCATCCACGTTTCTACGCGCGGCTTATGCTCGCTTTTTGCGGCTGCGTAATCCCACGCTTCGGAAAAACCTTCCAGCCTAACCGACCTTTTCACACTGGAGGCTCCAGCCCTAACTTCCATCAGCTTCCCGGTCCGCATATCGGCGAGCATAAATCCTGGCATCCCTAGCGACGCGCACGATCCGCCGGCGGCAGCTTTACCACCCATGCCGGTTTGCTTGGGTGTGCCTCCGTCAATGCGATACGCAAATCGCGTTACTTCACAATAGGGCCATCTGTCACGCAGCTCGTCGAACCTATAGTCCTGTATTACGAACCCAAACTTTGGATTGATATATATAGAGCTGCCACCAGACTCAAGCAGAACAATCTCCTTTTCATCCCCCCAGGAGTCTTGATGAACTAGGACTTTCCAGCTACCAAACTGCTGCTCATCGACGAGCTGCTTTTGTTCAGCTACCACCTGCGCGCTAATAAGGACCAAACCTATCGCGGCAAATACCTTTCTCATCATGCGTCACCTAAAAAAAAGGCGACTCTACCAAATCGCAGCACCAAACCAGACGCTTTCCCGGGAATTAACGGCTTGATCCGGTTATGTGAAGACGGTCAAGCCCACCGCTCCATCGCCTCGTCCAGCGAAACGACGGGCTGATCGTGGTGCGGCGCAAAATCCCACAGCTGGGCTGGTTGGGTATCCTTGCCGCGGTGCGCGTTGACGTACAGCGATGCCAGAAGCGCCGTTCCACGCTCTACCCTCATGCCAACGTTCAGCGACCCGCGCTTTGCCCGGTATTTCAACCAAGACAAGTATTCCGGATAGCTGATCCGCTCCCGAGCTTCGGCAATGGTCCTGCCTCCTACTCCTGACAGGACCAGCTCATGCCAAACCTCTTCTTCAGCGGTCAGCTCTTCTTCTTTTTTCCGCCGAACGTCACTTCATTGATGGCCATCATCAGCGCGCTGGACAGCGAAAGGCCCAGTGGGCCCCGCTCCGGATCTGCCTCGCCGGTAATGTCCTCGACCGTGAAGACGGCGGAGCCGTCCTCATTGCGGATGTGATCGGCGATGCGCTTGGCGCTGGTGGCCTCGCCTGCCTTCACATCCTCGACGGCCTTGTAGGACAACGGGCGGATGAACACTTCCGCCTCGAAGTCCTCGCCGTTCTGGCTCCAGCTGACAGTACGCTTCACTAGGTCACCGGAGAACGCGCCGGCTTTCTTCAGCGTCTCTATGCTCAGCTTCATACTTTCTTGATCCAGGCGGAACCGCCGCTGCGCTGAATGGTGGCGGCAGTAGTAACTACCGAGTTCGAGGCGAAATCCATCGGGAAGTCACTGACGTAGCCCTGGAAGGTGAACCAGGTGCGCGTGGTTGGCAGCGTGACAGTGTCGCCAGCCACGGTCGGAGCAGCTGTGCCATCAGACCAGCCAACGAACCAGTCGATGGTTTCGATAGTGTCGTCTTCGCTCAGCTCGTGGAGGCGAATGTGCGAAGCGTTGCGCGGGTCGGCGTTGATGGTCAGTGATGCCTGGCCAGGCGTGCGCAAACCGCGCTTGTAGGTCCGCACATTGGACTCAAGACAGGTGTCCTCAATCTGGTCGGCCGGCGCACCGCCCGGGTTGAATGCAGTAACGCACTCGACCGCAACGATGGAGCCGTCCTCCGGGTCTTTGAAGTAAACCTGCGTGCCTTGGGAAAGAATGCTCATTTGTGTTCCTCGTCGGGGGTCTTTTGGGCAATAAAAAACCCGCTCAGAGGCGGGTTGTCGGGGTTGTTTCAGTTAGCGCGGAGTTAGCCAATCCACATCGAAGGAAAGCCGGTAACGCCCGGTCGCCTCATCCTTGGATTCGCCGCCCCAGCGGGTGACATGGGCGCGTAGTTCGATTGAATCGCGCAGCGCAGCACCTACAGCGCGTGCCGATGCGCCTGTTGCTGCGTAAACGTCTATCTGGAGCGTGAAGCCGTCGATGTCCGGGCGTCCGGCCAGGTAGTTCTCCGGCGAGCCGCTTACGAGCTGCCAGACGGCATATGGAAGCGGCACACCCTCGGGGGCCTGGCCAAACGGATATAGCCGAACTGGACCGGAGCCGAGTAGCGCCGTAACGCCGGGATCGGATGCCGCTACTTGAAAGATTGGCGGGAACATACAAACTCCGGGCAATAAAAAACCCGCCGAAGCGGGCCTTAGATATCTGTGGTGGCTTACTCGCCGCCGAGCCTGACTTCGCAGCCAACATAGATGCCGGTCGGGTACTGCTGGCTAATGTCCTGCTGCTCTACGGTGTTCACATAGACGCTCGTCGGAGTGTCGCCGAACTCTGCCTCGATCTCATCAAAGGCATCGCGCATGTGCCGATCAATGATCGCCTGCATTGCCTGCTTTGTGTCGCGGTATTCGGTGATGGTCTTTGCGACGGACATGGCTGCTGCCTCTGATGCTGGTCGGTGACTCATGATATCAGCAACGAACTCATCAATTGACGGAAACATTTATCCACCCTTTGCGGCCTTCTTGGCGGCCCGTTTGATAGCGCGGTCGATGGCCTTTTCGTATTGGGAAAGGAATTCATTCGTGACGGCGCTGATGTTGTCCGCCAAGGCGCTGCGCATGAATGGCCGTGCCTGCATCTTCTCAGTGCCGAACTCGAGCAAGCGCCAGTGCGGTGTTGGCGAGTTCGCCGACAGGTCACCGCCGTTACGCAGCACTGCGCCATGCAGAATGCCAACTCGGAACCCAAGGTCACCCGTTCGCTTGAAAAGACGCCCGTTCCAACGGATTGCGACGTTATCGGCGATGGAGCGCCCGGTTGCTGAGTCATCGACCCGCCGCGCGCCCTCCTTCGCCTTTTCAGCCACGATCTGTGCCGCTTTGCGCAGTGCAGTACGCCCGCCCTTGCGCTTAACGTCATCCGTCACCGAATCCAGCTTGCCGAGCAGCGAATCGAGGCCCGTTATGCTGAATTCGACGGAGTCAGCCATCAGATACACCCTCTGAAACCGGCAAGGTGATGTATTCGAGCCCGGATTTAGCATCCGGCAGCGCGCCCTGGATCGCGTAGACCTTGCCGCGGTGCAGAATCCGCATCGTCGGCAGGATACCCGGCCGGTAGCGAATGACGATTCGAGCTGTGATTTCCGACTGATTCGCCTGCGCGGCGATGAAATCACGGGCAGATAAGGGCTCGATCGAGGCCCATGCTGACGTGAAATCGGTCCAGCCAGGCAGCATTTCACCAGTAACAGGGTCTTGCACGAGGCCGGGCGCCTGGAACTTCACACGGTGACGCAACTTGCCGGCTTTGATAGCCATGTCGCCTCCTATGCCAGCGCCGGGTCTCGCAACGGATAAAGCAGAGCGGTTACCGGCCTCGGCAAATAGCCCTGCTGGTACTCGCCGCCCTCGTCGCCGTCTCGGTCCTTGTACAGGTATCCGATCAGCAGAAGCGTCGCGGCTTTAACTTCGAACGGAACGGCCGACTCGATAATCACACCAGCCTCATCGATGAAGGCCGGCGACTTCAGGTAGTTGATGACTGAGCCGCTCGCCGCGTGAATCTTGATGGTGAGGTCTGCATCATCGTCCACGCTATCGCTGCGCAGATGGTCGCGGGCCTCGTCTAACGTGACGAGCATCATCAGGTTTTGCTCCCATCGAATCCGAGCTGGGTCAGGTCGCGGCCTGGACGGCCCTCAGCGCCGCGTTCTCCGCGCTCGCCGGCCTGACCATCGCGCCCGTCTCGGCCCTTCTTGACCGCAAGGCGCCATTCATCACTGTCGCCAGGCTTTCCTTTCGGCGCGTCCTTCTGAGCGATCCAGAGGCTGCCACCATATGTGACTGCATCGCCACGCTGATGCTTCTCGTCGTGGCGGTATACGCCTCTGTCGATCACGACCGGCATAGCAACATCGAAGCGCTTCACAATTTCTCCGCGGGTGAATACCAGGCTGATTGTGCGCTCACCGTCATACTCAACACCTAGATCATCGAACCCGAGGCCGTCTGCCCCGTCCTTTCCATCTTTCCCGTGTGCGCCAGGCAAGCCGTCCTTGCCATCTGCACCGTCACGGCCAGGGATGCCCGGCTGACCATCACGACCATCGCGACCCGGCTCTCCGTCCTTGGCTTTCGGGATAGCGGCAACCGCCTTTGCCACTTCTTCCGCAACAATCGGCCGAACGTCTTCTGGTGTCAGGCTTTTTCCAGGCTGTCCGTCTGCTCCGTCCTTAGGTGCAGGCACGCGCGCAATGACTTCGCGAACGATCTGGTCGAGGTCTACCTCTGCATCTTTCCCGTCTTTTGCAGGCGGAAGGCTGGCAATGGCCTTATTCACCGCATCATCAACGCAGGGGAGCTCGCTTATTGCGCGCTCCACAGCATCGATACGGGACGACAACGCGGACACGGCCTTATCGATCAATCCACGCAGTATTGGCGCCAGCGCCTTTGCCTGCGCCTCAAGCGCTCGGATGTTCAATGGTCAGCTCCTTTTGCATGAGCAGGGCAAACAGGCGCGCCTGATCTTCGAGTTCTGCATCGTCTGGTTCGGGCTGCGGTTCGGGCTGCGGTTCGTTGAATGGATCCGCCTGCGCGTCGCGCTTGGCCAATGCCGCCAAGGAGTAGTTCTGCTGCTGGATCAGCGGCGAGTCGCCGCCCTCTACCGGAGCGAGGTCTACGCGGCGCCTGGCCTCATTAGGGGACATCCACCCGCCGCCAACGGCGTCGTTGTTTGATTTGTACAGTGCGGCCGTATCCATCCGCAGCAGTGAAGCCAGATCGAAATCGGTGCCGTATGGGGCTGGCAGCTCCAAGCCTTCATCGAGGCAAAGCTCGATAGACTCGACCAGTGATTGCAGGCAGTCGGAGTAATAGATCTGGTTGAGGATTTCGGCGTTGTTATAGGTGGGGGTCGTCACGCCCACCTTGTAAGCCGGCACATGGAAAACCGAGCAGACGGTCTCCGCAGACCAGCGCAGTTGCTCCACCAACTGCGAGTCGGTGGCTGTCATGGCCATCGCTTCGTATTTAAGGCCATCGCCGAGGACGGCGACTTTGCCAGCGTTTTCTCCGCTGTAGTTGGCGTCCCAGTGTGCCTTCAGGCGCTTGGCTGTGTCATCGCTGATCGCCCCTGGCGCAGTTAGCACTCCCCCAGGCTTGCTACCGTTCTGGAAGAAGCGCGTCGAGTTGTTCTGGATCGCGCTGCCCTGCATCGCAGCCAGTCCACAGGCGTAGATCGGCGATATACCGACCAGCGGATGGAATAGGCAATTCATCCGGTCATGGATCACCTCGCGCGCCGGCACAATCACGTCCTCGCTGACCAGCGATAGGCTATCGACCTTGAGCTGGTAGAACACGTCGCCTTCATCGGAAACCAGAGGCGTTACGCGGCGAGGGTCGAGAATATAGAGCCGAGTCACCACGCCTCGCGCGTCACGCACCTTTAGCGCATACGTGTTTCCGTGAGTCAGCTTCGAGGTCACCCAGCCCTCATAGAACTGGATGCGGTTCTGGAAATGATTGGGGCGACGCAGCACTGGAGAAAATGCCCCGCTTTCTGCCTCTACCCAGATGCCACTTTCGGCCAGCTTAACCAGGCGAACGCGCATCTTTGCAATATCCGAGGCGATCAGCGTGATGCAGGCGAATACCGTCGAAAAGGCCAGTACCGTATCGTTTTTGATCTCGACGTTCTGTTGCCACGCACCAGCGAACGACTCGCGGATAATTCCTAGCCAGCTGCCGCGATTGTCAGCCGGGCGCAGGTCTTTGTTCTCCCGCTTGCGGCCAAATAGTGGAAATTTCATCGCGGCTCCCGGTTCACTCTGCCGTCATGTCGCGGCGTTTGTAGGTGCGCTTTTTGGGCGCTTCCTCTTTCTGCTCGGGCTCAGCCTCGGGCATCGGATCAACCGCCAAGCATGCGCGGTTGATGGCAATCAGGATCTTGGCGTCCTTCTCGGTCGCCTCGAATTCTTTGCCGGCGAGAACTTGTCGACCGGCGTACCTCAGTTCTTTTTTCGCAGTCAGTCGCATTGCGGCCTCCGGCTGAAGGGCCGGGTTTCCCCGGCCCCTGGGTCTTACGCCACGTAGTTGGCGCTGTTGATGTAGCCCACAGCCTGCAGGCGACGGCGCTTCCAGTTGATGAAGCGCTCGGCGCGCAGAGCAACCATGTTGTTCTGCCACAAGCTGACCAGCGATTGGGCCCCAGCGGACGGAGCGCTATCCATCTGCAGAGACGCCTCGCGGCTCACGTCGATAGTTACGCCGCCGTCATCGGCGAGCAGAATTTCGGACGCCTTAGCCAGGATGATGCGTTCACCGGCCGGAATGGCAGGAGGGCCTACTACTTCGACCTGACGCGGGATGTTCTCGGACACGACAACCGGCAGCCCGAAGAAGGTGCCCCCGTTCATGTCGATGCCTGGGAACTCCGGCTGGCCCAGAGCGTTCTGCATCATGCCGATGGTCATTGCCATGGTCGGGGTCATGATCCAGACCGAGCCGGCCGGGGTCATGTTCTCAGCCAGGAATGCCGCGTACAGCGCACGAACATCCGCCTTCAGCGCATCAGCAGTGGTGCCGCTGGCCTGAATCGGGGTCACGCCGTTGGTGATCGACGCCGGCGAAACGTCAGCCACTTCGGCCTTTGCCGGGTCAACGAAATCGCGGTCCAGGAACTGGGTCATGGAGGCGATCAGATCACCCTGGACGATGGCCTCGGCGCTCGGGTTGCTGAAGCGGACCAGCTCGTCGGTCAGCACGACGATACCCGCGGCCTTGGTGAAGCGCAGGGTGGTCGTATCGAATGCCAGCGCGGAAACCGGCTTCGGCGCACCTTCACCAACCCAGTTCACGCTCGAACCAGAGGTCTGGCCGGGCATCTTGATGTTGAACGGCACGCGACGCAGGCCTTGGATGCGACCAATGATGGTCTGCGGGCGCAGCAGCTCGATGAACTCGCTCGCCATGTTCTGGTACTCGACCAGAGGGCCAGCCCATGCCGGGTCGGTAGTGGTGCCGGCAGCGACGGCAGCCTTCAGCACGGTAGCCACTTCCGGGGTGGAGTCCTCCCAGCCCTTGGCGATTTCCTGGGCTTGCATCAGGTTGCCCTTGGATCGCGCCAGTGCGATGGCGTAGCGGGTGAACGCAGTACCCTTGGGCAGATTGCGCTCGACACGGATGACCGCGTTGTCGCGGAAATCTGCGCCCTTGGCGTAGCTGTTGACCTTCTCGGCTTCGACCGGCTTGGCCTTGGATGCCTGGGCCTTTTCCAGATCGCGCAGTCGGACCAGATGGCCGTCTACCGATTTGACTTCAGTCTGCAGGCCGTCGTATTCCTCGGACTCAGCCTCATCAAGGGTACGACCCTCTTCAGCGGCTTTTGCCATGATTTCTTCGAGGCGGGCAGCCTTGGCAGCACGCGAGGCCTCGAAGGATTTGATTTGCTCAGAAATTTGCATGTGTCGGCCCTCCAGGGGCTTCGGAGTTGCGATTGATTTGTCGTGTTTTGCCGAAGCGCCGGCAGTTTGTGCCAGTCGATCGTCATCGTCCTGCTCAATGCCTGACGCGGCGCGCAGTTCGTTGTCGATCGACTTGATTTTGGAAACTTGCTCTCTGCTCAACTGCTCCGGCATGTCGCCTTCGCCTAGAGATTTAACTGATGTGATGACGGCATCGGGCTGCGCAGGAATTGTTACTAGGCTCAGCTCATGCCAGTTCCATTCAGTGAATTCGTATCCTCCACCCGCGAGCCGCTTCATTGCGTCTGGAACTGCGGAGAATCCAATTGAAGTGAACGCTACTAGCCGGTGCCTAAGAGACTGGATTGCCTCATCTACGCGGTCCTTTAAAACACCAGCCTCTTTGATGATTGGTATTTCAGCCTCAAAGGGGATGCCGCTCTTGCTTGGTTTCGCGAATACGACGTGGCCAACGGGCTTATCGTGCTGGTGTTGCCACAGCAAAGGCATCGGGGTCTTGAACCTCGCGCCCATCGGATTAACGATGTCCCCCATTCGATCAACCGTCGGGGTGGACGCGATGCCTTTGATCCGGACAACGCTACCGTCCTCCGAAATATCCTTCACATGAAGGGCGGAATACGCTCTGTTCATTGATTGCTCCAGGCAATAAAAAACCCGCCGGAGCGGGTTCATAAATCGTGGATTTCGCCTAAACGACCCATCTGTACCTTTTCCCATTGATGATCTGGGAGACGGTCGAAGTTGTGGTTCCAAACTGCTCAGCGAGCGATCGCCCTGTTTCACCTGAGGCGCTTAGAGCTTTGATCTGCCTCACCTGCTCTTCGGTAAGCTTGGCGTAGGCTTGCGATATCTTGTTTCTGTGATCTTCCGACTTTTCACGCGACCTTAATCCGCTCGCATAGGCCGCTTTCAGACTGGCCGATATTTGCTTTCGATGCTCTTCGGTATACACGCGCGCAGCGCGACCAGCCTGTAGAGCGGCCATCACGCTGTCTGGTTTTGCTCTGCCGCGGTGTATTTCTGATATCCGCTTGCAATGCTCGGCCGAGCGCGGCCCAAACTTCCTGGCCAGCGCTTTGATCCTTATTTTCTCTATGGCTTCATCTGAATGTGAGCGGCCGAACGAGCTGCCCGCCTTTGTGCAGACGTTGTATTGAGGCTTGTAAAGATCTAACGCAGCCTGTTCGTTTTCGATCAGGTCAACAGGCTCGCAATAGCTCAGGATGATGAAGCTGAAGGCTTCTTCTCCATACTTCAACCACGCCCTTTGCAGGGGCTTGCTGTGATGTATACCCTTCCGCAACTGTGCTCGATGACCGTTCCATCGCACCCTGAAACACTTGGCGCTGCCTATGTACTGCTTTCCAGTAATGGCGTTAACGATCTTATATATGCCTGAACGCTCTACGTCCGATAGAATTGTCTCAGCCACTTCCTGCATCCTCAGGTTTGGTTAGAAGCCCGACCGGTGTTACCAGCACCATCGGGCTTCGTCATTATACCATTTCGCTTTTCACTCCAGAAAAGGAAAACCCAGCACGCTGGCGTGGCTCATTGGTTGCGTGATCTTCAGACGAAGAACATTTGGAACTTCTTGGTTGCCGCTGGGGGGTTTGTCGCCATCAGCGATACAGCGTTAAACAAGGCCATCAGCGGGTCGATCTTTGCCGAGCCACTGGCCTGCTTCGTAATAAGGATTGCGTTGCCCTTGGGCTCTACGCGGGCGTTTCCACAGCACCAGTTCATCATTGGCTGATCGGCGTGCACTAGGCCGCCCTCGGCGAGCTTTCGCTCGGTGGTCTTGATCGCGCCGCCGAGACGCCAGCCTTGGCTGACACCGACGACTTTCTCCTGATCGACTTCGCGCTCAATGATGGCTTCGAGAATTGCTCCGATTCCGGCCGGGTCTAAGCCGACCTGATGGAGCAGCCCTGCGGCATAAACCTGCTCGACAACGTCCGCCACTTCGTCCACGTCGTCGCCGATCTGCTTGACCAGCACGAGGTCACCAGAGCGCGAGTAGTCGTGGAGCTGAGCCGCGATGTCTTTACGGCGCTCGAGAACAGACGGATGCGCCCATGCTCGGCACCAGGCCATCCATTCGCGGGTCTCGCTGTGACGGCCCACGACTGCCAAGCCGAGCAAGTCATCCAGTCCGCCGCCATCAATTCCGATTGTGACGACCTCGCTGCGCTCCAAGATGGTTTCGAGCGTTATGCCATTGCGGGTCTGGGCTTCCCAGAACTCTGCGCCAGGCCACCGATTGCTGAGCAGTGCCAGTCCGATCTCGACGTTGAGAAACTTCGACATGAAGCCGCGCAGCGACTCTTCGCCTGATTCTTCGGACTTGGCCAGTTCGCGCTCTAGATACTCGCGATCCACCGAGTAACCCAGGTTCGGGTTCACGATGTGGAAGTTTTCCGGCTTGCGATGCTCGCCTGCATCAATCATGCGCTGCGGGAATTCGTAGATCACCGGCAGGAAACGCTTGTCATCAATCCGGCCGTCGCGAACCCCTCTGGCGTACTGCAGTTTCTGCAGGAACACGCCAGCAGGCGGTTTATCCGACTGAGTTGTCAGATAGATGATGCAGCCCTCTGGCCGTGACGCAAGACCGCCAGTTGCCTCTCGAAGCATGTTCTCGGCGTTGTTGTTGCTGCCGAACAGGTGGATCTCGTCAACCAGAATGAAGCTGGCCTTCTTGCCGCCAACCGTGTTGGAGTCAGCTGCGACAACCTTCAGCGTTGCCCCGGTGCCGCGATGCGTGATTGTCCGAATGTGCTCCTGTACATGCAGCAGATCGGCCAGTTCCTCGTCATGCTTCACCATGTCGCGCGCCGGGGCGAAGGCGTTTTGGGCGACCTCGATAGTCGGTGCCAGCACGATCAGCTCGGCAGACTGCCTCCAGTTTCGGATCAGCAGCGTCAGCATGATCGCGGCTGCGATGGTCGACTTCGAGTTCTTCTTCGGAATGACGAGCGCGAATTCCTTGATCTCGCGCCTACCAGTGTCTGGATCGTAGGAGCCGAACACGGCCCCGGCGAAGTCAAATACCCATGGCGCGCACGCCTCGCCGATAGTTGGGCTGCCCGGAGCGTCGACAATGCGCAGCTGCCGCATCACATCAAGGCCAGACTGAGCCTCATCAGGAAACAGCGGCGCTATCGGCACCAGCGAGCGCCCAGAAATGATCCGCTGTTCCCAGTCCGGGCAAGCAGTGGACCATTCCATTTAAATCACCGTGTGTTGTTGACAGCCAGGCGGGGCGGAGCGATCTGCCCGAAACGTCCGGCGCCCGCCTTCTTGGCCGCATCGGCCTTCTGTTCTTTCTTGCCCTGCTCGCCAGGCTTCGCAACCGTGAACGCAGCCAGCGCCTTTGCCGCGTCCAGGCGCAATTTAGGGTCGGCCTCAAGATCGTTCATCATCTGCCGCATGAACTCCAGCGGATCGCCGGCCTTTGCTGGGATATGCGGGTCAGGGTCTGCAGCCGGCTGGTCTCGGCGAATTTCTGCGGCGATCACAGCGCGCCCCATGGCGGCCTGCACGTCTGGGTCTTTCTCGTAGCGCGAGCCTGCTTGTGCTGCGGTCTTCTCGGGGCAGCCAGCCTCAATGGCGGCGGCTTTCTTTCCTAAACCGGACAGCCGCGCAGCGGCGTAGCGGCGCTTCTGTTCAGTTAACGCCATGGTTAACGGCCCTCGTTAAGCTGGATTTAATCTACGGATGCGGGAGGGCGCGGTTTCCTGAGTCGGAGGATTCTGGAGGTTCTAGTACCCCCCCCCGGAGTAGGGCGGGGCGCCTACTGCTCCAGCGCGCTCTTGCTGACGTGGCATCCAGTTTTGACGCGCTGGCCATCGATCATCTCGACGTGCACGCACAGCACCTGGCAGTTCTCTTCGACGTCCTCGCCACCCATGAAGAGCGGCACAATGTGGTCGAGCTCGAAGCCTGATGGATAGGCGACGACACGACCGCACATCGCGCACGTTGGATCACGCAGCCATACCGCATAGCGACGAGCCTGCAGCCTGCGGCCAGTGATGCGCCTATCTGCTACCACTGCAACCTTTACTGATCGGGTGTCGGCCATACGCAGTTGGTTGGGCTTGTGCATCTTCAGCTTGGCCATCAGCTCACCCTTGAGCCGTCCATGTAGGTGCTCGGCTCTTCATCCTGCTCAGTCTCTTCGCTCAGTGCTTCCACGAGCATCAGCAGCAGCTGGTTCGTCTTCCGCTGCTCTTCCAGTAGCTGGATCAGTAACGATTCCACGTGATCTCTCCCAGGCAATCTGTGCCCACTTCTTCAGCCAGGCTCTTCGGCGTTCACATGCGGCGCATGCCATGACGCTTCCTCTTGCGTGAGTAGATCCACACCTCTTTCCCGATCATCACAGCGACACAGGCAGCGAGGTAGGTGAAGATCAGGATGGCGTGGAGGCGTTTCATGCGCTCGCCTTCTTCTCCCCAAACCGGATAGCCAGCTCGCGGAGCTTTTCAGTACCAACGAAGCCGCAGCACCCGCCGACGAAAGTGGCCATGGACTGAGGCAGGCCGAAGTACTCAACCAGCGGCACGAGGGCCAAGGTAAGCAGGCCGCACAGCAGCCCCTCCAGGATCATCTGGCGCTTACTTCCGCCCCCGTAGATCACGCGAACGACTGCGATCGTCACGGACAGCGCAAAGGCGTACAGGGATGGAGCAATGGCGTGCAGCCATGCGAGGACCGCAGCCCACACTTCGGGACTTTTCTCGGGCATCTTGGGCATCTCGGTTATCCCGCATGGGGCAGTTGATAGGTCCGGCCTCACATACCGTCGCTATCCGCCAGGGAGCTAGGAAGCAGTAAGAGGTAGGGGCCGGAAATTGTTAGACGTCTAGGGTGACGTCGTGAATGCTTGCAGGCAGCTTGTGCCCCATGGCACGAGCAATGTGCCGGAACAGGTATTCGCTAACGTGGGCCAGCTGCTCCTGATGCTTGTAGGACGGCTCCTCGCCTGCAATCCAGTAGATCAGCTCAATGGCGAGGTGATACGCCTCATGGGCAATGACGCCGAGGTCCGTAGTGTGAAGCACGACGAAAGCCTCGCCGAAGCCATCCACACCTTCAGGAGCCATGAGCGTCACGCCAGCAACCGGGGCCGACATCATGTCCTTGACAAAACCAGCGTGGAACTTGGAGGCGGCAGCGATCTGCTTTAGCCCCTCCTTGCCTTTCACCACAGTGAATTTGATGTCGTAGATCGGCAGATTCAGCGTGGCGATGGACATTGAGACTCCAGAACGAAGAAAGCCCGCACTAAGCGAGGCCGGAAATTGTTGGGCGCATGGTGGCGAGCCATTCAAACGGCCTTTAGCGCCCGGAACTGAGGCACAAAAAAGCCCGACTCATTGGCCGGGCTCTTCTGAAGCGGTAAAACCGCAATTTGTGCCAGATTGCCAGATCGGCGTTAACACGTCAACAGGCGCGACATGTAAATTAAGCTGCCATTCGTCGGTCGAATTCTGACTCAACGTAGCCGTGCACTCGGCTCAGCATGTCCTTCACCTGGTGGCGTGATTTGCCCAGCTGCTTGCCGATCTGCTCCATGGTGCGGTTGTGGCAGTAGTACAGGTGCACAGCCTCGGAGGCCTCGGGATAGCGCTGCTGTAAGCGAGCCACTACGGCCGATACCGTCTCTGCCTCTTCATCAGTGATCGCAGCATCTGGCGCGTGAGTGCACGGCACGTTGTCGCGCATGATGGCCAGCATCGGAGAGACGTACCGCGGCACGCCTGTCTTCTGCCATACCCAGATGCCCCATTGGGTCAAAAGCTCTTCGGCGCTCTTCATGCTGCTGCCCCCTTGACCATGTCTGGGTGAACTGTCTGGCGCGACACCTCTCCATTCTCGCAGTGCAGGACGATTGACTTCATCGTCTGGCGCGAGCGGTAGCCGGCGTTGTAGGCGTAAGGGTCTGCTGGCGCTACGGTGTTGAACGACTCCACAGACACGCCAGGGAATTCCTTCTTGGATTCGTGGTGAATGTGACCGGTCCACCAGTAGCGATGGACCGTTTCGCCCCAATCAATCGGGCGATCAGCAGCCATAACGCCAGGAAGCGCGGCCGGCTTCGCAGAATGCCCATGGTGACTACCGACGAGCACCTTGCCGAATCGGTAGTAGTTGAAGACGCTTGGCGTCAAGTCGAAAGTGATGCGTGGCTCGTTGATAAACCGAGCAGCCAGCACACGAGAAAGCCACTGCGAGCCGGTCTCGTCGTGGTTGCCTTGAACATTGATTACGTGCAGCGTCTTGTGCCGATCAAGCCCCATCTCGATCATGGTCACCATCGTGTCAATCAGCACGTCAACCATCTTGGAAAAACGCCCATCCGAGTTCAGGATGTGGCCTGAGCGCGGCGTCTTCGGCATCAGCGAGTCGTAGTGCAGGGCATCGCCAAGGTTGACGATCAACCCGCGCTCAGCCCTCGGGGCGCCCTCTACCAAGGCAGCCATGGCGTCGATGTGGGTCTGCCGCGCAATGGCTAGGTCCCAATCGCCGCCAGCCTCGGCACCCCAGATGTATTCGCCGAAATGCGGATCGCCGATTGGGTAGCCCACGCATAGCTTTTCGTCGAAGCTGCCGACCGCTTTTTTACTAGGCACTGCAGGAACACGATTGCACAGCGTCTCGATGGCACTCCGCATCATCTGCATCTGCCGCTCGGAGTCCTCGCACATCCGCTCCCATGTGTTGACGATCTCGCCATCCGCGTTCCGCTGGATGGTTACCTTGCCCATCTTGTATCCGTCAGGGTACTCCGTGTTCAGCCCGTGCTCCGGGCTCCACCCCTGACGAGCCAGGCGCGCCTTATGGGTGTAGACGTTGCGCTCGTGCAGCCCGAGGATCTGCGCAGCCTCCGCTACAGTGCGCCCATTAAGAGCGGCCTTGATTTCGTCGTCTGTCGCTTTGCGTGCGGCCATCAGGCTGCCTCCCCGTCAATCTCTGTAATGGTCACCTCGACGCACCCTAGGGCCTTGATAGGGCCTCTTTTGATGGTCAGATGGTCGATCTGGCTGTCGTCTTCCCAGGCTCCTCCGTGGGTGAGTGCGTCCAAAAGCCCCTTGAGCATGTTGTCGAGGTCACGACGGCGGCGGTCTGGCGGGCACGCTTTGATCACCACCGCCAAACGCCCGCCCTGCCTGCTTATGCGCGCTTCGGCGCACGCTTTGATCACCGCGGCGCAGTAGTCGCGTCCCTTTGCGCTGATTAGCGTCTTGGCGCCAACGCGGCGGTAATAGGTGTTCGTCGAAGGCGGAAAAGGCAGGGTGATGGCTGTCATCTACTCCCCCTCGCCTTCAGCGCTTCCACAACCGCCGGCCGCGCACTCTCCGGAACAGCCGCCAGCAGGACGTTGCCCTGGCGCTGCTTCTCCTCGCCCTTCAGGGCGCGACACTTCCACCGGATGAGGCAGGCTTGCTTGTCCGCTTCGATCAGCTGGCGCTCCGCTGGCGGGCAGCAGGCCAGATTGAATGAGCCATTCCCGGCCGAGGCCGTCGTAGTGCTCGCCGTCATCGCCTAGCCTCGCCTGTACGTCGATTCGAGAGACCTTCATGCCTGGCCCGCCTTCTCGGCCTCGGTGCGGCAGTCGATGGTGTTGATCTGGCCGAACTCTGGTGGCAGGCGGTCCTCGGCCAACTTCGCGTAGCCCTGGATGTCGTGCCAGTTGTCGGCGTAGTTCGGGTCGCCAGAGAGGATTCGCCCCACCTTGTCAGCGATGACCTCGAGCGATTGCTTCTGCACGTCGGTAAGGCGATCCCAGCCGGCCTCGGCGCACATGGTGCGTTTCAGGTTCTGGCAGATCCGGGCGTGGTCGGTGAAGTCGCCGTAACGGCTGCCGCGCTCGGCCAGGGTTTGTGCGAGTTTGTTTGCGTCAGTCATTGCGGCTTCCTGTCTTGTCTGTTGTTTGCGATCAGTGGGAGCTGGCCGGGCGCCAGGTTCCACGCGAATGTCTCTTTGCATCCGGTGGCGCACTGGCGGGCGTTCAGGCTTGGCATATTGCTCATGGGCTCGCCGCAGTCAGGGCAGGCGCGGCCTAGTGGGGTGTCGGTCATGCAGCGGCCCCCTTCACAGTGAGCAGTCCCTCGCGGAACCAGATGATTTGTGTTTCAGCCAGGGCGCGCAGAAGGTCGCCCTCGGTCAGTTCGCCGCGGCGCCGGCCATCCAGCACGGAGTGGCAGTGGTCACAGGCAAAGCAGGCGATGACATCCGGACCCTTCATGCCTACGCCCTTGTGGCCGCATGGGATGTGAGCCAGAACCACCGTGCCGTCATCGTGGCCGCAGCCTGGAAGGCGAAGGGTGCAGGACTGGCCGCGGGCGCTGTCGCGGAGTTTCTTGGAGACGATGCGGGTCATGCCATGAACTCCCGTGTTGGGCGCTCTTTTCCAGTGCGGCGCGTGAACTCATTGCGCTTGGTCACGGCAAGCAGATAGCACTGCGGGCATGCGGAATCGACAGCAGCTTTCTTGATCGCCTCGGCGCGGCGAAGCACGTAGTTCCCACACGAACAGCGGCACACCCAGCGCTTTTTCACGTCCTGCGACAGACCGGCAACCAAAAGGCGGCCGAAGCGCACCCCCTTCAAATCCTCAACGCCCTCAGGAGCTGGCTTCACGGCAAGCGGCACTGGCGAGCAGACCTCTGTCGGCAGCGCACGGAATTCGAAGCTCTCGCCCCGAGCCAGCACGCGAGCCGCCACACCGTTTACCGGCATTTCGTGACCTACTTTCATGCCGCAATCCCCCAATAATCAGCCGTCGTGAACTGCCAGCTGTAGCCCTTGTGCGTCTTCTGCCTACCGGTGCAGCAGCTGCTGATGGAGTGCTTGGAAAACCCGTCGACCTCAGCGTCCGTCCCGGACCTGTAGACGCGCTGCTCGCCAGTCTTCAGATTGGTGCCGACCACTGGCTTAGCAGTGGGATGGTCACCGCCGAACACGCCGAGACTCGTTGGGCGACGGCCAAGCTCACGAAACGCATGAAGGTTGTTCTCTTGCTGCGTAACCCACTCGAGGTTTGCAGCTCGGTTGTCCGTGCGATCGCCGTTCTTATGGTTTACGACGCGGCCATCTTCAAAGCCCTCGCAGAACTCGAAGGCGACAAGCCGATGAACGTAGTGGCGAGCCTTTCCGCTGAGGCTGACCTGCAGATAACCCGTTGACTTGGACAGGAAAGGCTTGAGCAGTCGGCCCGGCAGCAGGCGTTCATATCCAGCTGCCCGCCCGCACGCCTTCTGCTGAACCATCCGATCCTTACTGCGAACACGGCCTTCGCTGCTAACCTCGTACCCGGCGTCCATTCGGGACTGCTTCCATTCTTCGCTCATCAATACCGCCCTCCCCAGTTGTCCTTCTGGGTCCAGCGGACTTGGTTCTCAGCACCAAAAGCCGATACCCACTCAATCAGCGAGGCGCACTTCTTCACGCCCAGCTTTGAGGTTTTTTCGTAGATGACGTCGAATCCGTTGCCGTCGAGCGCCGGGATCATCGTTGCGTTCTCGCCGATCTCGCGCAGCCAGGCCGCGGTGCATAGGCGCTTCCAGATCAAGATGTTCCACTTCTTACCGGCGTGCTCTACCTGCTTGGCAATGTCAGCCAACATGGCGTGCAGCTTTGCGTTCTGCTCTGCGGTGCGGTCTTCGTCACTGATAGCCAGCTTGCGCGGCTGATCCAGCTCGACGGACTGAAGCCAGGCGATGGCGCGCTGGCGGTCCATCTCGTTGCGAAGGGGGAAGGTTGGATTAGCCACGGCGGCGCGCCTCCATCTGGTCGTGGTCGTCCTGGCATTCCTTGCAGCGCACGGCGTTACTCACGGCATCGCGACGCTCTTTCGGAATGTCCTCGCCACAATCAAGGCAGTCCGGCCGGCTTTCGCCAGTCATGCGCGACAGCACCATCGCCACGCCACCTTTCCGAACTTCCTCCTCTAGACCGAATGCGCGTTCGAGTGCGTCTGGAGCTGTGCGGGCCTGGTGGAAAGATTCGGTGATTTCCATGTATTCGCTCATTTCCGTGCTCCTACGCCGCGCTGGGTGCTTCCGTCAGCACAGACGACGCGATGGTCATTGCCGCGGGATAGGCCTATGCCTGCCCCGGTGATTGCTTGAGGGCGGAAGCCCTGCTTCTGGAGGGCCTGAACGGCTAGGCGCTGCTGAGACGGCATCGCGTAGATGGCCTGACGGGTCTTGGCGCAAGCGGTGTGCTTATGGCCGTTGCGTGGATTGCCGCAGATGTCGCAGCACCACTTGAGGTCAAGGCCTTCGTGAATGCGGCCGGCTCCGATGGAGGTGGTCATCCTTTGGCCCTCCCGCGCGCCGACTTCCAGTCGAAGCCGATGGCGAAACCGCCGCCCTCACGCAGGCGATCGACGCAGCGCTCGCCAAGCGCAGCCGATAGCTCGTCAGCCGGAAGATTGGAGATGACGACGGTCGGCAGCAGCTGCTCATAGCGGCCGTTGATGATGCGGAACAGGGTCGCCAGCTCGAACTCGCTTGGCTTCGTAGCTCCGGCTTCGTCTAGGATCAGCAGCTTCGGGGCGATCAAGCTGCGCATGACCTCCTCCTCGGTCACGTCGCGAGCGTCATAGCTCGACCGAATCTCAGCCAGCACGCCGCCAACAGTGCGGTAGATTGCCGAGATGCCCTTCTTGTGAATCAGGCGGTTGGCGATGGCGATGGCGAGGTGCGTTTTACCGGTGCCCAGGCTGCCGAGCAGCAACATGCAGCGCCCAGCCTTCAGGTGCTCCTCGAAGTTGTCGGCATATGCCTGGCATATTTCGAGCGCCTCCTTTTGCTCGGGCGTGCTGGCTTCGTAGTTGGCGAACGACTTCTCGGCGAATCGGCGAGGAATGCGCGCCTTCTGGAGCTGCCAGTGCGCGAAGTCACGCAGCTTGTTCAGCCGATCCTCTTCGGCGCGCACCTCAGCGAAACAGGTCGGGCAAGAACTCGGCTCATGCCCATCGCGCAGAACAGAGATGTAGTCGCCGTGTTTCTCGCAGACGGCTGGCTTTTTGCCGGTCACCCCGAAACGGCGGTCGAGATCGGTCAGCGCAGTGCTCAATTCAGAAGCCATAGGTACCATCCTCCCGCTCAGTCAGGCCTGCCTTGTAGTCGCGCTGATCGAAGCCGGTGTGACGCGAGGCGCCAGGGAACTGGTGGACATTGCCTGCCGGCTTCACTTCATCGTTCCAGCGCTTCTGATTCAGCCAAGTCGAGGCGTGCGGGATGAACTGGCCGTCATCCTTCGTCCAGCCAGTCGAGGCGCAATGCTTAGCGAGCGACTCGACCATCTGCGCCAAAAGCTCGGGAGATGGATTTATCTTGGCAAATGCCTTGCGGGCCGGCTCCTTCCCGCACTTACGCGGGTATAGCTTCCAGAAGGACTCAAACACCTCCTCGGACGCCTCAGCCAGGGGCCCTCTTTCGGGCCCCTCTTCTTCACCAGGCTCTGTGTCGAACTCAGCCGGCAGAACAGATGGCGCTTCCTTCTTGTGCGGGTTCTGGTGCTTGGCCCACTTCACAATCTGGATGATCTGCTTGCCGTCCCGCTCATAGCGGCGGATGAACTCGTACTTGGCGAGGCCGCACAGCATCGACTCAACGTCCACATCATCAGATGGGAACAGGGAGATTTTTAGCTTTTTCGGACGATCCTCTAACCGACCTTCGCGATCAGCCTCAGTCCATAGCCCGATGAAGAGCAGGCGAGTAGCAAAGTCCAGCTCTGCCAGGTCTTCGTTCTGAAAGAATCCAGGCTTGATATTTCGGGATCTGGCCATCATGCGGCCTCCTGCATGGTGTGCGACGCCCACAGGCCAGCGATCCACTGGACGCCCTTCGGCGTAAAGCGTGCTTGTGCGAAGGCGTGATTGTTTCGTTCGGATGTGCCGGTCTTAAGCTCAAAGCGGCCAGCGTCGAGATGGTTCTGATACGGAGTCATCACGCCGTTGAGGCGATACATGACATGACCGTCGATGAGCATTTGGCGGAATTGACGTTCGTTGGCCTTGAGCAGCTTCGCCACCTGGCGGAAGGTCATCGTGCCGGTGTTCTCAACGTACCTATCGACGAACTCGACCTTCGGGGCTGCGATAGCCAACGCTTGCTGTGCGACGGCGCGCAGCTCGTACTGCTCAGCCCAAGCGCGCGCCGATTCAGCAGGGTTTGTGAAATCGGGTAGCTGGACGCTTCTTGCAGATTCAAGTTCTTGCCAGCGATCAATTACCCGCGCCCTGTGCTCGTCGCTGTACCCAGCAACGACAAGGTGCGTATCACGCTCACACAGGTCGTAAACCTGAAGCGGCCGACCTCCCGTTGCCTCGCGCCGGGTTATACGACTTGATCGTAAAAGCCCCTTAGAGAAAAGGCGCTCAATGGTTGCCACAACATCGTTGTGCCTGGCATCGACCAGATCAGCAATCTCGCGACTGCTCATGGTCAAGGTATTGCAACTCGGTAGTAAGTTCGGCATTATCTGCTCCACAAGTTAGTGTTACTGAAAGAGCCGGGCCGCAATCCCGGCTTTTTTGCGTCTAGGGTTCAGCAAAATCGCTGAGCCCCTTTCAAGGGCCTCACCGGCCCTCATTTGCCCCAACCAGCCGAAGCAAAGGGGCTTTAGGGCGGCTGACAACAGTCAAGCCACCCATCGAAATCGAGGACACGACTAGCTCCTCGAAAACCTCGTCAATGGGTTTACCAAGGCTTTCAGCGACTGCTCTCAGCAGTTCTTCTTGTTCAGCGAACTTTCTCCGCTGCTCGGCGTTAGCAGATTCGGGCACTTGAGCCTCCATAGGGCCCCTAGGCCGCGGTAGTCTTACGCTTGTGCTCACTGATCAGTTCATCCAGGGCTCCGTTCTCGATGCCGTACTCGATCAATTCGTAGAGAAAGGTCGCGTGCTGCATACCTGCGCGCTGGGATGCCTTCTGCAGGATGCGGTCAATCGCCGGGCTGAACCGGACCTTGCGAGGGATGCTTCGCTTGTCTTCAAGATTTGCGTACATGTAGGTGACTCTCCTTATCGCTATGAAAAATTCGAATTCAGGCCGCAGCCTTGACGCGCTTGAGGGCTGGGCAAAGCTCTACGGCCTTGAAAGCCCCGCCTGTGACTTGCTCAGCAGTAAGGGCGGTGACGGCGCACATGCCGTGCTCACCACGGACCCATCCGGAGACAGTGCCCTGCTTGACATTCAGCGCAGCGGCGGTCAGCTCCTGAGTTCCGAAGTGCTTAACGAGCCGTTCGTAGATGTTCATGGCACTACCTCAGATAGGAATGCCTATATCCTAGAACAAAGGAATGCCTGTTTGCAAGCATATAGGCCAGCCTGTGACAATCGTCGAATGGACTTCAAACAACGCGTGAGGGCCGCACGCAAATTCGCCGGCCTGAAACAGAGCGAACTGGCGGACAAAGTCGGCATTAAGCAGGCGACCATCTCCGAAATGGAGACTGGAAAGACCGTCAGCAGCTCATATACCGCGAGCATCGCCCACGCATGCGGCGTCGATCCCCTGTGGCTGGAGACTGGACAAGGCGACATGCGGCCTCAAGAATCTACCAACCCCACCGATACTAGGGGAAATGTAGAACCACTCCAGGTTCATGAGGGCACGATCATCCCACTTGGAGCAATCCAGAAGGTGCCACTCATAAGCTGGGTAGCAGCCGGGACATGGAGTGAGGCTATCGACCTTTACGAAGTAGGCGATGCTGAGGTTTGGATGCCCTGCCCTGATCCGATTGGCCCGCGCGGCTTTGCGCTGCGCGTTGAGGGTGACTCAATGACGAGTCCGTACCCTGGATATGAGAGTTACCCGCACGGGACTTTCATTTACGTAGACCCGGATGTTGCACACAAATCAGGCGATCCGGTAGTTGCAAAGCTGCCGGCGAGCAATGCGGCCACGTTCAAGATATTCATCGAGGACGCCGGCCAGTTCTACCTGAAACCGTTGAACCCGCAGCACCCTATGATTCCGATCACTGAAGAAACGCACATCGTTGGAGTGCTTGTAGGCTCCTATCGGAAGCGCTGATACCCGATCGCCCGCATGGGCCCGCATGGGCCCGAGAGGGCCTTTTGAGGGAATCAGGAATCAGGAATCAGGAATCAGGAATCAGGAATCAGGAATCAGCCCGGCTAGCATGGTGCTAGCACTGTGCAAGACCGGGCCTTTTCTCGGCCTTCCTTGAAATTCCAAGTAATGCCTAGGCCAAAGGCGGATCTGCATCGCTTCCAGCTCCCTTGTAGTCAGGCCGATATTTCGCAAGCTCGCGCCTTATTTTCAGCCGCGCGCGGTGCGTTCCGTGCTCCTCTACAAGAAGCCTAACCGCAATCCTCGCCAGCTCATCAGCAGCAGCCGGAGACTCGTTCAGGTACTCGCCGCGCCATGTGGCCTTAACGCTTGCGGCCAGGAATACGCGTGGCATGTGATCCTCTCCGCATTTTTTTAATCCAAGTCATTCACCTTTCGTCGCTATCCGGCCGTAGAAATTCGACCTAAAAATCCGATCCATGAAAAATATAGGAATCCCTATTGACCTTGCGAAAAGGAATGCCTATATTTGGCTCAACGAAGCGCGAAACGCTTCAGGGCCTCAAGAGGCCTCGGGTGATCCCGGAACGCTCTTTAACAGATTGGGAACCCTCCGCTGTCCCGACGCAGAAATGCGAGCGATGGAGGTTAAACACGACAGCCCGCGCTGCGACGAGATGCGCAGCCGCTTGAAGGCCATATGCCGAGAGCGCCGTTACCGATGCCCTAGCGGGCCGCGCCTTGAGATGACTCCGTGCGCGAAATCAGTTGGCGAATACGCCGCCAGCAGTAACGGAAAGAGACGACCCGGCCGCCAAGGTGGCCGGGATGCTCTCCAGGAAGCCTTGCGAACAGGGCTTCGCGGAAAGCAGGAGGCAGCAATGCTCAACTACACGAGAGCCCATGAGTTGTTCACGTACGACCCACAGACCGGCGAAATCAGGAGGAAGGTTGGAAGGCAGGGAGTAAAGGCTGGCGATCTCGTTGGGAGCGTCGACGACAAAGGATACCTAATCTTCAGCGTTGACTACCGCAGGGTCAAGGCGCATCGGGTGGCCTGGCTGATGACCTACGGGTCATGGCCGGATGGCGAAATTGACCATATCGACGGCGATCCAGCGAACAACCGAATCAGCAACCTACGTGACGTTTCTGGCAGCGAGAACAACCGAAACCGAAGCCGCTGCACGAGAAACAAGAGCGGAATTGTTGGGGTTTGCTGGGACAGCAGAGTCAGCAAATGGATTGCTTATATCAAGGCGGGAGCAATCAGAAGGCGGCTAGGTGGCTTCTGCTGCTTGCTTGATGCGGCGGCGGCTAGGAAGTCCGCGGAGACGCAGTTGGGATTTAGCGAGACGCACGGAACAAGAAAAACGCAGCTCCGCACGTAACTCCCCGCCCCATGCCAGCTCTGGAACTGGCCGTGGCTCCACATGCAGCCACGCGAAGTTGCGCAACCGCCTCCCTGGAAGACGCCAGTAGCTGACCAGGGCCTGAGACGACTCGGCATAGCGCGCAACGGAGACGAACACAAGTTTTCACTGGCTGGCCTTGGCGACAGGGCCAGACGGGAAGACAACCAACGAGGCATCACACATGAGCACTCACGCAGTAATGCTTGAAATGCGCCGCAAGAAGACGAGCCATATCTTCCACCTGATCTTCAGCATCCTGACTGGCGGATTGTGGATCGTGATCTGGCTGCTTTGCGCGCTTAGCAACAGCCTGGAGAACAGGAAGCTTGACCAGCAGATTGACCGGCTGCTGATAGCCGAGTCGAACACTCATCGTTAGGCCCGGCAGCTCGCAACCGAAACGAACTGCCGAGAATTCCTTGACAGTTCAAGGAGGCACGTATGAAGCCAACCAAGCAACCCGCGCCACCCCGCCCCGCCCTATCGCTAGTACCCAAGGACAGGAGCACAGAGCAGTTCCCGTATGGAAGACAGGCGGTAGGCCTGCGCGCCGATCTGCCGTTTACGGTGGGGCGCTGATATGCCCACCCATCAGCACATAGGAGGACAGGCCATGCTAACCGGCCCCGAAGTCCTGATCCTCTGCGCCTTCCTCGCAGCGCTGTACATGTGGGATTGGTGGCGGCGCAACAAACCATCTTGAACCATGAACAAACCGCCGAGCGCAGCGGCCCTTCGGGATACCTGCGACGAGGATCAGCCGGCCAGTGCCTCGATTGCTGAAAAACACCGGCAGCCGTTGGCGGGACTCCACTACACCCCGTTGAGACGGCCGAATGGCTCACGTAACGAGCCTGCTCAATAGCCCGGAGAATGAAGCATGGTTATTTGTGATGGCGCTCTTCACTACTGCGCACTGACAGGTCGGCTGACATGGGCGATCCGCCCGGACCGGAATGCGTCATGGAATGCGCGCTTTGCTGGCCGCGAAACTGGATCGATAAGCCGCAACAACAGAGGTAAACCGCACCTAACAGTGCGCTTGAACGGTAGAACGCGCCTAGCTCACCGCTTAATTATGCAGTCGGTAGCCGGCCTCCAGGCGCACGAAGATGTTGACCATATCAATGGAGACGCCACGGATAACCGCCTATCTAATTTGCGAATTGTTGATAGGCGCGCCAACAACATGAATATCAGGCAGCAGAAGCGTAACAAGACAGGAGTTACTGGCGTCAGTCTTTCTTCCAGCAAAAAGAAGTACCAAGCCCTGATTATTGTTGATCGAGATCGAATATTTCTTGGCAGCTTCGAAACGATATTCGAGGCTGCAGCCGCTCGAAAATCAGCGGAACTAGCACTTGGCTTTGGGCCATCGCACGGCATTGCGATGTAGCGTCCGACCACTGCATCACCCCTTCCATCGCCCATCCGGGCACATCGAGGTATCCACCATGTACAGACACGAACCAGGGGTTCGGGAATACCCGTGCCCGGAATACAACGAGTCGGACGCTGATCTGGTGCGCGAGGCGCTCGACAGCCTCCACGAACCAACCATGCAGGCCTACGCCGAGTTCTGCGAGGACAAGCTTGAGGTGCCGGCCGCGCTGGCCAAGGCGCTGATCCTGTCCATCTGCTCCGGCAAGTGGGACGCGCTACGCAGCCGCATCGGCTACTCGAACGAATGGCTAGACGAAGCACTGAACGAGATCGTCTTGAGCATCGACAAGCTGCAGGCGGCATTCATCGAACACCACGCGGCGCAGTTGCGCAGCAAGGCTGAGCAGATCAAGCAGGAGGCGGCATGAAGCAAACAAAGGACATTCTCGACGAGATGACCCGCGACGAGCTTCTGGCGTGGCTCCGCTCGACATACCACCAACTGCCGAAACGCAGCGAACTCCTCTTTCTGCGCTGGAGGATCCAGTCTGACGCGCTGGCGGCTGACTACAAGAAAGAGATCAGCAGTCTCGACCATCTGGACTTCGCTGTGCGCGACCGATACGCGGCTCAGTTCAATGAGGCGAGCGATTCAGCTGAGAAGCTTCGGCTGCTCAAGCTGATCGAGCCCTACGACAACGCTATGTCAGCCCACCTTAAGCGCTACAAGGCGCTGGACGCACGACAAGCGAAAGTAGACCGGCTGTACGAGCAAATCGACATCGAGCGCAACAAGGAGGCGGCATGAGCAAGGAAGTGAAGCGGTACGGCATGTGCGGATTTGAGTCCGGCATCGTTGAGATGGAAGACGGGCCGTATGTTGCCTGGGACGACTACGACGCCCTTCTCGCTGAGCGGGATGCTGCGCGTATGCGAGTCAAGGAGCTTGATCTTCTGTTCGGTCGCTACCTCCTAGCCATGAAAGCCGCCGTCATCGACGCAGATCAGCGCGGCGACGAAGAGGGCATGCGCTGGATCTACAACAGCCTGGCTGGCCCGGGCGAACTGCCGGCCGAGGACGAGGTAGACGCACAAGCGTTCTTCGACCGTGAAATCAAGCCGATCAACGATGCGATGGCCGAACTGATCGCCGCCCTGCAAGGAGCCCAGCCATGAAGACGCACTATTACCCTCCATTCCTCGCAGGGGACGAGGAAGCCGAGCGCGGCCCTTGCGGTGTATGGCTAGGTGAAACCAGCAAGTTAAGCGGTGACTGGCGCGCCGTCGACTGCGCGCGCTGCCTCAAGAAAAGGCTGGCGATCACATCCAGCAGCGAAGCCGAAGAGCGCGCCATCGTTCAGCAGATGGGCGACATGGCGGAGTTCATGCGCTCACAGCAAGGAGCCCAGCCATGACCATCCAACTCAAGGAGCTGGCCGGCGCCCTAGGCATCACCGTAGCCGGATCGCTTATCGGAACTCTCGCCTACGTGGCGCTATTGGGGGGTGTGTGATGGCTAGCTACCAAAGCACAAAACAGCGAGCCGTCTTCTGGCTATGCGCTGGCGTGGCCACAGCGTTCTTCGCCGTAGTGCACGGCCTTGCAGATCGAATCACCAACGGGGCGCCGCTATGAGAACCCTCCCCCTCCCCTACGACACCGGCCCGCACGACGACACCCCATCAGGCCACAGCTTCGCCGCTGCTTGGTGGACCCTTTCAGGCTTCGGCGTCCTTTCCGCAACGCTCGCTTTCGGCCTCATTGGTGAGGCGGCGATCTTTTACTTCTTCGGGTAACACAACCTACTGACAGGCTGCGCGAGACGCGGCCAAGGAGAACTCATGTCTACGGAACTGGCCCTTGTGCCGCCAAAGGAAACCGCTCTGCAAGTATTCCAGGCAGAGAACGGGCTTGACCCGTACCTGCAGCAGATTCGCGCCGAGATCGACGCCTTCGTGCCGGACGTGTCGACGAAGAAAGGCCGCGACGCCATCGCATCGATTGCCCACAAGGTCGCCCGATCCAAGACGGCTCTCGACAACGTAGGCAAGGAGCTGGTCGCAGAGCTGAAGGAAATCCCGAAGAAGATCGACGCCGAGCGCAAGCGGATGCGCGACACGCTGGACGCCTGGAAGGATGAAGTCCGCGCGCCGCTGAATGCCTGGGAGCAGGCCGAGGCGGACCGGGTGGCGCGTCACACTGACCGAATTGACTGGCTCCGCAACCGTGACGACCAGGTGGCCGAGCTTTCAGCCGCGGATATTCAGGCCCGCATCGCCGAGGCAGAGGCAGTAGAGGTAGGCCCGGATTGGGAAGAGTTCGAAGCCGAAGCGCATCGCGTCAAGGCTGCCACGCTCACCACCCTGCAGCTGGCACTGACCAAGCGGCAAGCATATGAAGCCGAGCAAGCCGAACTCGAACGCCTCCGCGCCGAAGCTGCCCAGCGCGAGCAGAAGGAGCGCGAGGAGCGCGTCGCCCGGGAAGCCGCCGAGCAAGCCCAGCGCGAAGCCGAGCAGCGCGCACAGGCCGAACGTGACGCGGCAGCCAAGCGCGAAGCCGACGCAAAGGCCGCAGCCGAGCGCCGCGAGCTTGAGCTGAAGCTGCAGGCCGAACAAGCAGAGCGCGAGAAGCTGGAAGCCCAGCGCCGGGCCGAGCAGGCCGAGCGTGACGCTGCCGAACGCGCCGAGCGCGCAGCTGCAGCCGAACGCCAGCGACAGGCCGACGAGAAGGCCCGCCAAGAAGCCGAGGCCAAGGCCCGCGAGGCGGACATTGCGCACAAGACTGCAGTGCTGACCTCCATCAAAGAGGCATTCATGGGGGCTGGCGTTACCGAAGAACAGGCCAAGGCCATCATCAACATGATCCGCAAGGGCGAAGTGCCCAGCGTGTCGATCACCTATTGAGGCAGCCATGAACGAAGTCGCTAAAGCCCAAGTCACCGCCCTCCCGGCCCGCGTAGAAGGCCCAGCTGCAAACTCCCCGATGGGGATGATGCTGGCAGCCATTCAGCAAGGCGCCACCCTGGAGCAGGTAGAGAAAATGATGGACCTTCAGGAGCGCTGGGAGCGAACTGAAGCCAAGAAGGCATACGACGCTGCCTTTGCGAACTTCAAGGCGGAAGCGGTTCGCATCGTGAAAGGCCGCAAGGTCACGGATGGCCCACTGAAGAACAAGAGCTATGCCGAACTGCACGATGTGGTTGATGCGGTGACGCCTGCCCTGTCCAAGCATGGCCTTTCGTCGTCGTGGAAGCTGACGCGCGACGAGAAGGATTGGATGGAGGTCACCTGCTACCTACGGCACGTCGGCGGCCACGAAGAAAGCGTTTCCATGGGCGGTCCGCCCGACGCGGGAGGCGCCAAGAACGCTATTCAGGCGCGAGCGAGCACCAAGACCTACTTGGAACGCTACACGCTAAAGGCGATCACCGGCCTATCCGAGCAGGACGATGACGATGACGGCGCGGGCGCAGCGTCTGTGCGGGTCATCACCGGCGTTCAACTCATGCGGCTGCAGGGGATCGTTTCGCAATGTAGCGAGGCGGTGATTGAGAAGTTCGGCAAGGACTGGCCGGACCCTTCCCAAATCCCGGCAGGCCAGTTTGACGGCATCGTATCTTCGCTTGAGCGTGCCGCCGCACGACATAAGCAGCGCATGGCAGACGGCACGGGAGGTGAACATGCAGATAATCCGTGACGTAGAGCAGGGGTCGGCCGACTGGCTGGCCCTGCGCCTGGGTATCGTGACCTGCTCCGAACTGGATTGCCTGCTGGTCAACGGCAAGGGCGAAGCCGGCTTCGGTGCCGGAGCCTTCACCTACATGGATACGCTGATTGGCGAGCGGATCACAGGCGAGGCCGCAGACCCGTTCAGCGGTAACCGCCACACCGAGCGCGGGCATGAGCTGGAAGCAGTCGCCCGCGGCCTGTACGAGTCGCGTGAAGAGGTCGCCACGGAACAGGTGGCCATCATCCTGAATCACGGCATCGGCTACTCGCCGGACTCGCTGGTCGGTGCCAACGGCCTCACCGAGATCAAGACCAAGCTGCCGAAGTTTCAGGTCGGTGTGATCCTGGCCGGCGAGATTCCAAAGGAGCACGTCGCGCAGTGCCAGGGCGGACTGTGGGTATCCGATCGGGAATGGATCGACTTCGTGTCCTACTGGCCGGGCATGCCCCTCTTCGTCAAGCGCGCATACCGCGACGAGGCGCTGATTCGCAAGATCAGCGAGCGCGTCTCCACCTTCTACGAGCTGCTCGAAGAGCGCATGAATCGGGTCATGGGCATTGCCGCCTAACCCATAAACCAAGGAGCCGATATGGCACAGCTATTTGGACTGGCCCGACTGGGCCGCGATGCAGAAGTTCGATTCACGCAGGCTGGAAAGCCTGTAGCCACCCTAGCGCTGGCGTTCGATTATGGGAAGAAAGAGAACGGCAAGCGCCCGTCTCAATGGGTGGACGCAGCGCTTTGGGGCGATCGAGCCGAAGCTTTGGCTCCCTACTTACTCAAAGGGCAGCAGTTGAGTGTGACGGTCGATGACGTGCACATCGAAAACTTCCAGAAGAATGACGGCACCCAGGGGCACAAGCTGACCGGGCGCGTATCGAACATCGAGTTCGCAGGAAGCCCGCCGCAGCAGAACGGACAGAATCAGCAGCAAGCGCAAGCGGCGCAACGCCAGCAAGCCCAGCAGTCACACCAGCAGAGCCAGCCGCAACCGGCGCCTGACTATGACAGCTTCGACGACGACATTCCGTTTGCCGACCCCTACCGCGGCGCCCGCTCGCTGCTGATCTGAGGATACGACCATGCAAATCAATATGACCAAGCAGGTGCCCGTGGACGTGAAGGAAATTCGCGTGCACATCAAGGTGTGCGACGGGTTCGATGGTGCGTTCGTTGACGCTCAAGGCGAGACGTTGCGCGACTACGAAGGTTACGTGCCGGACTTCTTCCCTGGCGATCACTACGGCGATTACCTGATTCTGAATATCGACCTAGAGACAGGCCAGATCCTGAACTGGAAGAAGCCAACCGCTGAAGACGTTGAAGCCTACATCGGCGGCACCTCAGAAGACTGATCCACCCCGGGCGCCCCGCGCGCCCTCCTCCCCGGTACATCCCATGACATTTTGCAACCTAACCCCGGCGGGCCGGGCGAAAGATGCTGCCTGGCTTTCACGACTCGTCGCCGAATCAGGCGTACCCATCCAGCAGGTCGAAGGCTTCCGCGAAGTGAAGCCCATTGAGCGCAAGCGCTGGCACGACCCGACGACCGTACTCAAGCGCCGGCGCAACCCTAAGCGGGAGCTGGCGGCATTCGCCCGCAGGGCACTGGAGCAGATGGCATGAGATTCCCTGACGTGCTCGACGCCATCCGCCACGCGGCGTACCGGGCGGAAATCACCGGCAAGCCGTGGGGCGTCTACGCGCTTGCTCAATACCACGTCGCGCCGCTTGGTGACCTGAGCGAGGCGGCACTGCTGGAGGTGTGCCAGCCATGAGCTGCATCGTGACGCTCTACTCCATCGACAACCGAGTGTCGCGGCCAGTTGTTCGCGGCACTGAGCCCCGGCGCCCTTCCGACTGGAACGCCAGCGCGTGGTTCGTGCTGCCGAACGGCGAGAAGCACACGCACAGCGCGACGGCCCGCGGCGAAACAGTCAGCGGCCTCGTCGCCTACATGGGCGCCCTGATCGACAGCCTGATCGCTGACCACGGGAACCAGGTATCTAGCGCCGGCTGGACGGCCACAACGCACGGAGGCCGCAGGAAATGACCCTACGCTACCAAGGATTCCGCTACTGCCTGTCGCCGGATCGCACGCACTCGCGCTGGCTGCACCCGAACGAACTCAAGGCCACGCACAGCGACTGGATGGACGTGACCGACACGCCGACTAACGAACTTGTCGCGCTTATCTGCTGGCAGGACAAGCCACTGCCCCACGGCGAGGCCGAATGCCTTGCGGTGCAGGAGTCGCTGCCGCTGTGAACGCACCAATCTTCTGCCGCACAGACGGCAAGCGGATCGGCCAATGCGCCTGTTTCCGCTGCCGCCCACCGGAGGCCCCATGCGACCCAAGACCCAAATCTGGCTGCACAAGCCGACCAACACCCGCCACTACATTGCCGGATCGAACGGTGCCGCGTTCCTGATGCAGGCGCTGAGCCGTAACCCGCGCTACGCCACCGAGGCGGAACTGAACGACTCGAGAATCTGGAGCAAGGTATGACCAAGCATGACTTGAAGGAACTGGCAGCCATCGGCGCTGAGCTGGGGGCTGCGAAGGCTGAGAACGAGAAGCTGCGCGGGTTGCTGCGTGAGGCATTCGACTCCCTTTGCGATGGTCTAGAAGACGGTCCACAAGAGGCGCAGTGGAGTTTGCGCGACCGCGCACTGGCATTCCGAATCAAAGACGCCATAGCCCAGCAGGCCGAGCCAACCGACGCCTTCACCGCCGCCGACATGGCCACAGCCGCAGCGCAGGGGTTCCGGGATGGGCAGGCGGCAGTAGAGCAAGCCACGGCGCAGGATGAGCGCGAAGCCTTCAAACGCGCCCTGCACAGCCAGCGCGTCTTCAAGCTCAGCTCGGCCACGATTAATGCGGCAGAGTGGGCATGGTTCCACCGCCCCGCGCAGACCGAGCGGCAGCCGGTGGCTGTGCCGGAGGGCTGGAAGCTGGTTCCTGTTCAACCTACAGCAGAAATGCTGGCGGCCGTCACAACCTCAACCTTTGAGCCTCTGCGCCAGGAAGCCATGAAGATGGCGCGGGAGGATTATCAGGCCATGCTCTACACCGCCCCCATCGCGCAGACCGCCCCGCAAGGGAAGTTCCGCATGGGCGACCTCGTGAAGAAGACCAGTGGCAGCGAATGGCAGGGCCGTATCTGCGGCACCTACTCCACTTCACTGACCCCGGAAGGCTACGCCGTTGAGAGCGAGGCCCACGCCGGCAGCGTGCAGATTTACCCGGCTAAGGCACTGGAGGCAGTGGAATGAGCGAAGAACTGAAGCCGTATCAAGCTAAAAGCCACCTTCAGCACGGCCATACGGTAGGTCGGAAATATTCTCCGACATACAGCTCGTGGCAATCCATGCTGGCTAGATGCCGTTATGACGGACGAGACAATGCAGAACGGTACAGGAACAAGGGTATTGCCGTATGTGAGCGCTGGAGCAGCTTCGATAACTTCCTTTCCGACATGGGTGAGCGCCCAGAAGGGACAACGCTGGACAGGAGAGACAGCAGCAAGGGCTATGAGCCTAGTAATTGCTGCTGGTCTACGCCTACAAGTCAAGCGAGAAACACAAGGCGCAATGTTCTTAATTTCCACTCTGCAGTTGAGGTGGCAAAGCTGCGACTACAGGGCGTTGCGTGCAACACAATAGCTACCCAGTACGGAATATCCGAAAGCCTTCCACGGGAAATCGTCAAAGGGCGCTGCTGGAAGTACGCGCTTGAGCAGGCAAAATCAGACTTGGGGATAAATTGATGACCAAACTACTGAGCTGCCCGTTTTGCGGGCAACAAGATGCGTTCGTCGAGCAGCTGGATTCGGACGCCTCCGTGGTTATCTGCCAGGGCATGGTTGACGAGCACAGCGCTTGCTTGGCGCGTGGACCAGTCGGCGTGCAGCAAAGCGATTTGGAAGACCAGCCAGGCAGGGATGCAGCGATCGCGGAATGGAACCGCCGCGCCCAGCCCGCAGAGGCGGGAAGGCCTGGCGACTGGGAATGGCTGAAACTGATGGCAGAGGTTGCCGAGCAAGATAGGCCTTGGAATCCGCGTCTCGGTATGACGGATGTCGAAATGGCATATGCCCAATCAGCCAGCCCGTCAAAGGTGCTGGAACTGATCGCCGCCCTCTCATCCGTGACCGCCGAGCGGGATAGGCTGCGGGCTGCACTTGAGAGCGCCCTTGCCGCACTAGAACAATTCAATGAAACGGTTGAAGGCGAGTTTGGGGTGGGGCGGAGCTTAGCCGAGCTTGAAGCTGCCGGCGAACTTGATCCTAGTGTCGTCGCTGCCCGCGCCGCCCTGGCTGCGAAGGAGGCGTGAATGCGCGTCAATACCAACCCTATCGATGAATACTACAAGACGGTTGTCCCTGATGCCGGGACAGGGATGATGCGCGAGCAGCGCTATGGCCACCCTGGCGAGGTCTATCCGTGCCCTCGTCACTCTGGCAGCAACTGCTCGATGTGTGGCGGGACAGGCTACCGATCGGTCTGCGATCGCACGGCCTGCCACGAACACGGATGCAGCCTCGGAACCTGCGGCAGTACCAAGGCGGCATTTGACATCCAGCAGCGCCGAGCCAATCGCAAGACCACCTGACCCCCAAGTCAGGCACTCACCCCTAACCCCACCCAAACACACAGCCTGCCGGCGAGAGTCGGCGGGGAGGTATTTGTATGGCCTGTTATCAGCAATACGACAAGGACCGAAAGCCGATCGGCTTCATCTGCGGCGAGCTTGGAGACCACTGCTCGGACTGCGGCGACCTCGGCGCCAACCTGTGCGACTTCCCGGTAGGCGACGGTAAGACATGCGATCGCTTGCTGTGCGGCTTCCACGCCAAGCGAGTTGCGCCAGACATTCACTACTGCGCTGCGCATTACGAGAAATGGCGAGAGTTCCGCGATTCAGGTGGAGTTCTGCGCGAGCTTGCCAATGTCGTCCCGTTCAAGGACGCCTAACCCCACACGCAGCAGGAGATAGACATGAGCCTAGACGTTTCGCTTTACGACGACGAAGACCAATGCCTTTACGACGCCAATATCACGCACAACCTGAACACAATGGCTGGCGAGGCCGGAATCTATGAGCACCTATGGCGACCAGACGAAATCGGCGTGACCAAGGCGAGCCAGCTGATTGAGCCTCTGCGCGCAGGGCTGGCTCAGCTGGTCGAGAGACCGAGCCACTTTGAACAATTCGACTCACCTAACGGCTGGGGGCGATACGTCCACTTCGTACCGTTCGTGGCGCGCTACCTGGAAGCGTGCATTGCCAACCCTGACGCGATCGTGCGGGTTAGCCGATAGGAGATAGACATGCAGCACACAGACAAGATGCGGGAAGAGTTCGAGGCGTGGCACCGCGAGAAATTCAAGGATCGCCTGCAAAACGGCCAACCTACTCGCGATATGCACAACGGCAAATACGCCGAACGCTACACCTCGCAAGTTGAGCAAGAGCGCTGGGAGATATGGCAGGCATCCCGCGCATCGGTAGTGATTGATCTGCCGCAGCCGATGAACGCCCCGCCCTACGCGAGCTATGAGGGCGGCTGGAACGACATGCGCGGCGAGGCGATCGACGCCATCGAAGCAGCCGGCGTAACGGTGAGGGGGTGAGGGATGAAATTGAGCCTTGAGAAATGGGCGGAAGCGAACTTCGATCCGGTACCGACGCTCAACACGCTACGGCGATGGGCGCGGGAGGCGAAGATTTTCCCAGCACCGGTGAAGCACGGGCGCAGCTATTATGTTGAGCCAGACGCACAGTACATCGAGCCAGGCACGCTTGCCGGGCGCATCGCGAGGGATCGACATGGCGCCAAGGCCGCGTAAGACCGGTTCGAAAGACCTGCCGCCGAACCTGTACCGCAAGACGGACAGCAGGAACGGCGTCACCTATTACAGCTATCGTGACCCGTCGTCAGGAAAGTGGTACGGGCTCGGTGCGGACAAGGCGCAGGCCGTGCGTGAAGCTGTGCACGCCAACCATGCCGGCGCCAAGATGCAGCCGGCCCTGGTTGAGCGTATAGCAGCCGCGCCGGCCCGCAGGTTCTCGGAATGGATCGACGAGTACCGCAAGCTCTACGCAGAGCGCGACGTGTCCGACCGCAGCAAGGAAACCGTGCGCATGAGGCTGAACCGTCTCAGCGAAGCGTTGGGGCACCTCGACACGGCAAGCATCGGGACGTTTGAGATTGCCGCCTACCTGAAGACCTTCACGGACGAAGGCAAGGCGCAGATGGCGAAGGCCATGCGGTCACTGCTGAGCGACCTGATGCGCGAGGCGATAGCGGCTGGATGGCGGAAGGACAACCCGGTCGAGGTGACACGGGCCGCGAAGGTGAAGGTCAAGCGCGAACGGCTGACCCTGGAGCTATGGAAGGCGATCTACGCGGAGGCCAAGCAGCCTTGGCTGAAGCGGGCAATGGAGCTTGCGGTACTGACCGGCCAGCGCCGTGACGATATCGCCGCGATGCTGTTCAAAGACGTGTACGACGAGCACCTGCACATCATCCAAGCGAAGACCGGCGCCAGGCTGCGGATCAGCACGAAGCTGCGCCTGGAATCGCTCGGGCTCGAACTGGGCGAGGTGGTTAAAGCCTGCCGGGATGCTGTAGTGTCCAAACATCTCGTGCATCACAGCCGCACCGTGAGTCGCGCGACGCCGGGAATGCCGATCATGCTGGACACGTTGACCAGCGCATTTGCAGCAGCGCGGGACCGCACCGGCATAGAATTCGGAGCGAGCCCGCCTACATTCCACGAGATGCGCTCACTGGCTGCCAGATTGCACGCAGCGGAAGGCCGAGATCCGCAATTGCTGCTCGGCCACAAGTCGGCAGCGATGACCGCGCTCTACCGTGACAGCCGGGGCGCCGAGTGGATCGACGTGGCATAATCCGCGACTGAGTTTTGGCGAGGGTTTGGGGAGGAATTGGAGAGGATGGAAACGACCTGTAAAATCAGGCACTTACGCCTCTGTGGTATCAAAGCCTGTGACACCATGAAAAAGGCCCGTACCTGGCTCGACGAACATGGGCAGAACTACGAGTTCCACGACTACAAGAGCGCCGGAATCGACCGCGCCCACCTGGAAGCCTGGTGCAACGAGCATGGCTGGCAGACCGTACTCAATCGTGCCGGCACCACCTTCCGCAAACTGGACGACGCTGCCAAGGCCGATCTTGACCAGGCCCGGGCCATCGAGCTGATGTTGGCCCAACCGTCGATGATCAAGCGCCCGGTACTCGACCTGGGCGACAGAACCCTGATTGGCTTCAAGCCCGATCTTTACGCTGCCGCACTGGCAGCGCCGAACTGACAGCCGCTCGCCGGACGGCGCGGCCATCGAAAAAGGATAATCCCATGTCTGCAACCCTCTTCAGCCTCGCCTTTGGCGTCGGCACCCAGAACCGCCAGGGCGACTGGCTGGAAGTCTTCTACGCGCAGCCGCTGCTGCAACCGGCCGGCGAGCTGGTCGACGCCATCGCCCCAC